TCACAAGTCGCCGAGAACGCAAGTCCACTCCCTGTCGCGTGAAGGGACTTGCAGTTCGGGGAAAGTGTGCCAGGCGTCACGAGGCACCGCGTAACGGCCAGCCTCTTCCATCGCCGCGTACAGAGAGTCCAGCGCGTCGATTGCGTACTGCTCCGATGCGTCGATGTCGCCATTGCCAAAGGCGATCCCAACCGAAATCGCAGCCCATATCAGGCTGTCCTTGATCTCGTCAGGAAGCGTACTGATTTTGACGATGTCGCTCATTGCGCACCCCCGGTCGATGCAGACGACGCCTTGGATACCACAGCCTTCGCTGCGATCGATGCCGCAATCTCGCCGACGCGTTCCGCTCCACGCTCGTTGTAGAGGAAACTCTCCACCTGCTTCGAGGAATGCCGGCTCTTGTCAAGTCGGAACTCTCCGAACTCAGACGTCTTCAGGTCGTGCTCGTTTGCGATACGCCCAACCATATTGGATGTGATGCCGTACCGCTCGCCAACCTCCGTCGCAGAATAGTGGTGCTCCTGAACGCGCGGCAGTGCAATCACTTCATCGCCAGCAGCCGGATTCACCAGTTTCGCGAAGACAACCTGACGCGCACTTTCGCCGAGTCTCGGAAACTGCGCGCAGATCCGCTCTGCCGCCCTCGTCGCCATATCAATCGCCCGGGCCTTTCTGTATTGCGGAAGGCCAGACGAATGAGACGCGGCCTTCGCGGCGTAGCTCCCGGTCTTACGAATCGACGGAAGAACCTCGTGCGTGACCCAGCGCTTGAACCGCTTGGCCTCCTCCTTCGTGCTACCGAAGATGAGGGCGTACAGACCAGACTCGTTGATGTGGTTGGTTTGCTGCGTCCGGCCCACGCTGTCGATGGCCTCCAACTTCTGGAGGTCATCGACATCGACGTGCGAGGCGAGCGCCTGGTGCGGATTGCCATAGCCGAGCACGTCGCAGACTTCCTTGGCGCTGAACCACGGCTCGCCATTGTCGTCCGTGACGACACGGATGGCACGGCTCTCAAACTGAAACGGTGTGATGTTCATTGCCGGGCCTCCTTCGCTTCTTCGTGGATACGCGACTTCTCCAGCCGGTGAAGAATCTCGCTGTTCAGGGACCGATGATTCTCGATCGCACTGTGCTGCAACCATCGCTTGAGATCGTGCGGCACCCGTACCGGAGTCGGGCTGATTTGACTTGCTTTCTTCATGACTGCTTCTGCTCCTTTGGGATGTGGCGTAGCTGCATCATAGTACGCACTACATATCATCGCAAGTGGCGATCATGAAAAAATCGCAAGTGGCGAGTATCATCTGCGCCATGAGCGACAAGCTAACCCCATATCCGAGTAGAACTGCAGATCAGTTCGTTGTCCGCTTCCCGGACGGCATGCGCGACCGTCTGAAGGAAGCTGCGCACGCGAACGGTCGTTCGATGAACGCCGAGATCGTCGCCCGCCTTCAAGCGAGCTTCGAGCAACCCGCCCCCGCCAACATCAGGCTGATCGACCGGATTAGCGACTCTCCGAGCATCGTCGATGAAATTGCAGCCAAGCTTGCGCAGATGACCCCGGAACAACTGGCCCGACCGCTGGCTGACATCCTTGAAGATCTTCGCCACACTCAGGAGGCGCTCGCCGAGTCAGCTGCGGCGGCTGATCGAGCGCTCACCCTCGTTCGGCACGAGCTTCCCCCCGGCACTCCGGTCAGCAGCGATCCGCTTGCCCTCGTGCGTCGAATGGCCGCAATTCTTGAGACCGGCCAGGACAAGCCGCGCCCGCCTGTTCGCCCGCCGCCAAAGCGCACTACCCTGCGTAAGCACACGAAGAGGCATTTGTGACCAGACGGCGCGAATGCGAGTCACCTCCTTCGCCGCCTCCACACACTCGCTACCGCCGGTCCCTCATGAAATCCACCGCCCTGAAGCTCGCCGCCGCTCTCATCCTGCTCGCTGCTCTGGGCCATTTTTTTCGGTATGGCGTGGTACCGACCGGCCAGGGAGTCGGTGCGTATCATCTGGATCGACTGACTGGAAAAATCACTTTCATGCGCGGCAGCGAGAAGCAGACCGTGCGGAACACTCTGGATGAGCTTGCGGCGGCAGCGGACTTCGATCTAGCGAAAGCCCGCAGCAGAGGGTTTTCAGATTATGAAATTGAACAGTCCCTTCGGCAGCGCCTGAAACAGTGGGGCGACGATTGGTCCGAGTTTGAGTCAGTCGAACCGCCGAAAAATTCTGCAGCTTTCGATAGCCCGCGCCCTCCAACAACTCCGCTCCCCCTTGCAGAGTTTCGCAAGCGCTATCCGGCATACGGCGACATGCCAGACCTTGAGCTCGCCAGTGCGCTGCACAGAAAGTTCTATAGTGATATCCCATGGGATCAGTACGCAGCGACGATCGGCCTTACAGGCAATAAGACGCTTACGGCTCCTGCTGAGGGGAACGGCATGAAGTTGGTCGAAATCCCCGATGTCGGCGTCGTCGAATTCCCTGCCGATATGACCGATGCGCAGATCACAGAGGCCATCGAGCGCGAGTTTTTGGACCGGAAATAAGCCCATAGCCCGCCGCCCTCAATGTAGCCGCCAAGCGACCGCTCGGCTGTCGCGGGCTTCTACTTCACGTTCCCGACCGCCTCCCGCCACCGCTTCAGGTACGCCTCGTGAATGTCCGAGCGGCGTTTTTCTGTCAGCTTAAGCTGCATCCGCTTCTCGGCTTCAGTCATCATTTTGCTGTCCTTGGTGCGCTTGTCTTGCTCGTAGGTGCGTCCAAGCTGCTCCATGTACGCCTGGGTAAAGCTCCCGACGCTAATCATGACCTCGTTCGACTTCATCATCTCCGTCGCAATCTCAGGGCTCACCTTCCGCGCATCCCTGTGCGCATTGAAGGCCGGCAAGGCTTGGTTGGCCACCTCGTAGAACTTGCTCTGATCCTGGCGGAATCCGATCTCGCCATAGGCTTTGCGAAGGAAGGGCGCCTTGGTGATGTCCTCTTCGGCAATCGCATCGTAGCTGCCCGACAAGAAGGACATCGGCCCGCCAAGGTACGCACGGGCGTAGTTGCGCCACACAGAAGGCGGCATCGAAATCAAACCCTCTTCGAACTGATTGCCCCCCGTCGCCTCATTGACGAACGCAGCCCACTTCTGCCAGCCCGTGTCGTGCATGCCGGCGCCGTACTTCTCCGAGTCGGGCTTGTGCTTGTTCCATTGCGTTTCGGGGTACAGGGGGCCGTCGCCGAATCCAGACTTGTTTGCAAAGTGCTGGTGGACCGGTGCGTAGGTGGGCGGATAGCCAGTCACCGGCATGAACGAAGTCGCGCCGGACACCGCAAGCCGAACCGCAGCACTTCCCGGCTTGATGCCGTGCGCGGCGTTCTCGCTGTTGCGATGCACGTCCACCGCAAGGGTGGCGGCGTACATCGGCACGTTCCACTGGTACGGCAGCGGAATCTTGAAGTACCGACCCGTCGAGTCGGGGATGGGCTGGCCGATGTCCTTGGCGAACGACGGCAGCACGATGATGATGTTTCGCTCCTTCTCGTACTGGGGAATCTTGTCCCAGTAGGGGATGCCGTCATCGTCGTCACCGGCCATTGCGTTCAGCACCGCAAGCGCTGCCATGCCGGCCATGCCAGCGCCGATCAGCGCCCACGCCTGGCCCTTGTGCTTGCCATGCACCAGGGTTTCGTACATGTTGTGCACGCCCTGAACGGCCGGATTGAAGAACAGGAAGATGGAGCCGAGGCCGGCCGTCCAGGTGCCGCGGCGGTTGAAGTTGACGTTCAGGTTCTTCGCAAAGTGCGCTGCCTCGGCCTTGCTGCGCCCCGCTTCACGCATCGCCATGTAAGCCGCCAGACGGGTTGCGTTCTCAAGAGCGCCGGCATGGCCGGTGACAAGCCGCTCCAGTGCTTTCGCCGCCTTCACCGGCACGCGCCACGAGTTCTTGATCGTCAGCGACTCCATCTCTTTGACCAGCGTCTCGATCTCCTTCACCTTGCTTTCCAAGGTGTTCAGGTTCCAGAAGCCGGTCTTGCCGCCCATCGCTTTGTACTCTTCGTACAGCGGGTCTTTCGCAGCCTTCACGCCGGGGATATTCGGCATGGCCTCGCCACGGTACGCAGCCAGCACGGCGCGCGGGTAGTTCTTGGCGAACAGGCCGGTCATGCCGATGCCTTCGCGCCCGGTAATCGAGAACAGCGCGGCCTGCAAGTCACGCGCCGGGTTGGTGTAAAGCGCAAACTCAGGCGACCAGGCGGTGTAGGACTTCGACAGGTAGCGGTTGAACGCTCCGATGTACGGGATCGCGCCGAACTCCACGTCGTTCCAGTGGTTCGCCATCTGCTCGAACAGCTTCCGATCATGAATCTTCAGATAGACGACGTGACCCTTCACCTTCACCCCGATGGTGCCGTCGCCCTTATCGACCAGCGAATCCAGCGTCACCTTGCCGTTCTTGAAGCCCTGCTTCGTCTTCTGTGCGTCGATCTCCCACAGGTCCGGGTCGGGGTTGTCGATGATGAACTGAAGGAAGCGGTGGTTCACTTCCGTGTTCTTGGTGCCGCGAACAATTGCGCGCTCGGCGTCGAGCATGATGTTCTCGAAGAGTTGACCGGCCTTCGAGTCGCGACCTAGTGCGCGCAGGTTTTCACTGCCGCGAATGTTGAAGCCCCTGCCGGTCCCCCGAAACGTGCGCCCGTCTTCGTCAATCGTCTCGAACCCGCGCAGCGGAACCCACTTCCGGTACTTGGCGTTGTAGGCGTCGAACTCGCCCTGTGTGATGAGTCCGCTATCGAGCTGGAGCTGAAGCGTGTCGCGGGCGATTCGACGGATCGCGTCGGCCAGTCGGGCCAGCTTTGCGTCCGTCCCTTCCTGCCTGGCCTTGTCGATGATGGCCTTTGCTTCGGCGTCGGACATGCCGGAGCCCGTCTTCACGTGGGCATTGATCGACTGCATCTCAGCATTTCGCTCGGGTGCGTGCTCCGCGTAGGCATACAGCACCACTTCGTCCAAGGAAACGCCGCTTGCCTTTACATCCTCAAGGATGGCTTTGGTCTTTTCGCCAAGCTGCTCGATGCGGTTTGACGCAACACCGTGGAAGCGGTCTTCGCCCCAGTCAAAGTTGTTCAGATCGGTAACGACGCCGCCTTGCTCTGCCACCGCTTTCACGACATCGCGAAGTCGGTTGTAGCGGTCCTGGATGCGCTCTTGCGCGGTGTCGGTTTTCTTCCAAGGGGGAAGCTCGAATCCGGCAGACCCATGCTGGGCTGGAAGCGCGGCCTGGCCGGCGCGAGAGAAATTGAGGTGGCCGCGCCCAGCTTGACCTCCGCTATCTTCAGGGATCACAATTCGGACATCCCCGGTATCGCTTCGGGCGTAGGACGGCACGATTCGATCCTTGATCGCTTCAAAATCCGTCGTACCGGGGTACTTCCTCATGCTGGTCATTGCCAGCGTCTTGCGCCCCGATCGCACCTCTTCAAGATACAGCACAGCCCCGTCAGGAAGCCGCTTCAGGCTTCCGACGATGTCCTGTCCGCGCGGCGTTTTCGCCCCCAACAGCCAAGCGTCAGGAGTGCTGACGATTTCCGGTATTGCGGAGATGTCAGATTCCACCAAAGGGAGTTGGCCCCGCTTGGCCTCTGCCTTCGCGTCACCATGCCGATTAAGCGCATGGCGCACCGCGAACATGTCCGCCGTGTGTTTGAAGCTGACATCCACGGGGACGTTCTCGCGCTGCAGCAGGCTGGCCTGTTGATCTGTCACCGTCCCGAGCGTTACCGTCTTGTTCTCGTTTCCGGCAGATCTCGCCAGGGCGACCAATCCTCGAAGGGCGCTCTTCAGTGCGTCGCCAATCCGGCTTTGCCCCGCCTGCCCTGCGACATCCCCTCTCGCCATGTCGCGCACGTTGAGCTTCGCCAGCGCCACCAGATCATCGATGCTCGGGTTCAGCGCCACGCCGCGGCGCAGACCCCAGGCGCGCACCATCGCCACGAAGTCGCGCACGAGATCGCCGACACGCTTGCCCAGCTTGCGGTCGATCCAGTTCATCAGTGCGCCATCGACCGTCGAGAAGCCGGCTTGCCGGCCTTCGGTGACGGCCTGCTCCACGATGTAGGCTGCGGCCTCGGCCGCGTTACCCGTCTCGCCGGCGTCGTCCATGCGCTGCGCCACGCGCGTCAGGAACTCCCGCACCGGCTTCACCGCGTTGTCACGCACCTCGATCAGCGCCAGCGCGCGCGCATCGATCTCGGCGCGCTGCTTGCCGTGGGTGGCCTCGTGCAGCAGCACGGCCGCCGCGGTGTGATCGGCGAGGTGCGGCAGCACGAGGAAGGTCAGGCCGCTGTCGCTGTCGTGAAAGCCCTGCACGTCGCCCGCATCCGAATACTGCGTGCCGTCGCCCTGCAGCGCGTGCAGCACGTCGCCCGGGTCGTTGCCCGTCTTCTCGGCATAGGCGCGCGCGATCGAGACGTCGTCGCCCTGCTCGATCAGCACCAGGCCGCCGCGCTGCCCCGCTTCGCCGCGGCCGAGCATCTGGTCGACGGCGCCGGCCAGGGAGGGCAACTGGCGCGCGACGATGGCGCGCAACGCCTCCGCGGTCATCGGCGAGGGGCGCGCGTGCGTCGCCACCGCGTTGGCCGGCGTCGGCGCGCTGGCCATCTCGGTGCCGTTGAACACCACGATCACGTCTTCATCGGCCACGTCGGCGGTCGCGCTCGGCGGCATCGCGCGGCGCTCGGCGTCGGTCATGCGCTGGCGGGCCTGTGCGTTGCGGGCTTCCACCTCTCCGGCCAGACGGCGGTACTTTTCGGCCGGCGTGCCGGGCATCCGCCCCAGATCTCGCGAGGAATTTTCCTCCGCGAGGATGCTGGCTTCGGGTGCCGCATCGCGGCCGAGCGTGTTCAAGAACCATGCGCGCGCCTCGCCGAGACTCTCGCCGCGGTCCATGCGTGCGCGCAGCACCTTCGCGTCGTTCATCGCCTGCGGCGACGGCATGGTTTCCTCGAGGCTGGCAATGCTTCCGCCAGTCGCGAAGCCCTCAGCCTCCTGAATGCCGTGCTGGATCTCGTGCAGCAGCACCGACAGCGCATCGTCTTTGGTTCGCGCTTCGACGGTGATCTGCGGCGAGCGCCCAAACGTTTGATCGTCACCCGGATGACCTTCTTCGAACATGCCTCGCTCACGCGAACCCGGCGAGAACGAGATCACCACGTCCATCGAGCGCAGCTCCGGGTATGCGGCAAACAGCGCAGGGTGGTCTAGGATGTCGGACAAATAAGTCGCGCGAGATCCGCCGTATTCGTCCTCGCGCATATTGACGAGGCCTGCGTCCGCATCGTTGATCTCGAAGCGCCACTTCCCGTCGGCTCCGCGGTGCCACCCGGTCTCCCGCCGCACGACTTCGGCATCCTCGCCGGCCTCGATGCGCCGCTGCGCGACATCGAGCGCCATCGTGTCGGCAGTGCGGGCGTTCTGGCCGGCGAAGGAGTAACGAAGATTGACAACATCTTCGTCGGTGATTACTCTTGGATTGAGCCTCTTGATGGTGTTCGCCTCGGGCAATTGGAGCCCGACTGCACGAAGCCATCCTGAGGCTTTTTCTGTTTGGTAGTAGCGCAGACTGCCGCGCATCCACCGCTCGATGTCTGCGGCATCGTCCTTGCCATAGATGCTGGCGACCTTGTTGATGCGGTGAAAGCCGCCGCCCTTGGCATCGAGGTGCACCGCCACAACGACCGGGCGGTCGCTGTCGTCACGCGCGTCGACCAACGCGACCAGCGCCCCTTTCTCCGTCTTCGAGTCAAAGACCATCACCGGATCGGCCAGCAGTGCCGGCAGATCGCGCAGCGCCGCAACAGGCACGTCGTGCCCACGAATGGCCGGTCGGCTGGCCTTGTGGATCATGCTCGACGGCATCTGAATCGGCAGCGCCCTGGCGCCCAGCGCGCGCAGCACGGCGGGGGTATCGCCTACGGTCAGATCGCTGCGCGGCGCAGTCTCCATTGCTGCGATGCGATCAACCGCCAGCGCGTATTGCTGGGCGTCATAGGGGTCGGGCCTGAACTGCGATGAGCGGCTGAGCTTCAGCCCGCCCTGGCCCGTCAGGTTCTCCATCGGGTCCATGCCCAGCTCGAACGTGTCGGCTGCGGCTTCACTGCGACGGCGGACTTCTGCGCGCCCTTCCTCCTGGCGCTGCTTGGCTGCCGCTTCACGCTCGGCGCGGGCGTCGGCTTCCGCCTGTGCGGTCTGCTCGGCTTCGCGCTGGGCGATGTCGGCGCTGGTGTAGGTTTCGAGCGTCAGCCCTTCTTGCTGTCCTGCTGCGCCCGCTTGTGTTTGCGCTGCGCCAGTTTCACCAGCCCGTTCGCCAGTTGTTGCCGCTCCTCTGACGTCAGTCGCTTCAGCGCTTCCTGCGCCTGCTTCAGTTTGTCCGCCTGCATTTGCAATTTCCTCTTCGGTGAAACCCAACGTACGCATGGCGTCGGCTTCGGATTGTTCGGCGAAGTCTCCGAATGCGTCATCGAAGAACTCGGCTACTTCGCGAGCGTCTGGATTGTTCAGCACGGCATCGAACGACGCCTCGAAGTCATACATCGACTGATCTTCGGGCGCCAGATAGCCAGGATTACGCTGAGCGTCCAGCCATTCCATCATGCCCTCGATGGTGCGCGCGGATTTGACCGGAATCCATTTGCCCTGCGCGGCATCCTCGATGTGCTGCGCAAGAACGTCCGGGCGCGCTTCCATGCCCGACAAAAACCATTCTGCGCGCGGAATCCATTTGGTGCGACTAGCCTTGCCTTCAGCATCGCGGATGAGCTTTCCACCTTGCTCTGCCCATCCGGCGTCTTGCGCCATGGCGCGAAGGTCGTCGACCACCGGCATCGCGCGCTGAGTCAGGGTAGGGTCAGGTTTCAGGCGGGAACGCGCGTCCGCCGCTTTCGCCTGTGCCTGCGCGGGATTCGGCGGGTTCGTGTCCGGAGGAATGTCCGGCTGGACCGCTTGCGCCGGCGCGGCCACGGCAGCTCCTGCGCGACGGAAAGCGGCTGCCATCGCCGAGTCCGCATGCTGATTTACACCGGCCGCCTCTGTGCGCGCCACGGCCTGGGCGATATCCTGGTCCACGGCCTCGGCGTGCAGCAGCTCGAGCTCCCTCCCCTTCTGCTCTTCGCGCTGGCGGTAGGCGTAATCTTCCTCGCGCCTGCGCAGCTCGGCCGCCGCGGCGTCGCGCGCTGCGGGGTCGGCGTGCGCGCGCGCCGTGAAGAGAAGCCCGGCCGGCGAAAGACTGGCTACGTCGAGCCGGCCCGCATGAGGCTCCGCACCGACAGGGGGGTTACGCTCGCCTTCGCTCACGTCCGTTCGGCGCCCCTCTCCCTGGTCGCCCTGCATGAACCCAGCCACGTCGCCGAACTCCGTACTGACGCGTTGCTTGGCGCCGGCGACGGCTTCCATTACCGGGCCGGCGAAGCGGGTCGACACCATCACCGCACCATCCTTGCGCGTGAGCGTCGGCGCCTCGGGGGCAACGGCCTTCACCGCCTCGGCGGCGCGCTCGCCGGTGACGATGACGTTGCCGTGGGCGTTGGCGACGGCCTCGACCTGCGCGAGCAGCGCGTCCTGGTCGACGTCGATCGTACCGGGGCGGGACGTTTGGGCGGCTGGAGCCGGTTGGCCTGCGCTGCGCACGGCGGCATTCTCGGCGCGCGTCACGGCAAGCTCCGCCGCGTCGCCGGTGGATGCGGCTTCGGCTTCGCGCTGCTGCAGGGCCTGCTCGATTGAGGCGGCAGCCTGTTGGGCAACGTCCGCCATCGCCGGCATTGCCGCCGGCGCCTCCGGGGCGACCGGCGCGGCACGTTGGACTTCGGCCCACTGCGCATTGCTCGGGTCAAGCGCCTGGCGGGCAAGGGCGTCGACCTGCCCCCGATAGGCGGCCTCGGCAGCAACCTGCTCGGGGTCCGCGGCCTGCGCCGGGGCGGCGTTGATCGCGCCCACTGCGGCGCCCATCGGCCCGGCGGCGGCCGCTTCCATCGTTCCATGGTTGGCGATCTGGCGCAGATCCAGCCCGTCGCGTGTACCCTCGACGATCTGGCCCGTCTGCGAGCCGAGGGCTTCGCTCGCGCCCTCGCCGAACTCCTGCGCCGTCTCGACGGCGGCGGTGCGCCCTGCCGCAACGACCGGATTGGCCGTGCCGGCCGTGCCGCGCGCCACCACGCCCTCGGCGCCGCCGGCGGTCAGCTTGCCCACGGCGCGGGTGCCCAGCCCCGCGATCAGTGCCGCGGTGTACTTGGCAAGATCCCCGCCTTCGGTTTCAGCGTAGGCCGAGCCGGCGTTTGCGGCGGCGTTGGCCCACACCGCGCCGTCGGTGGCAGCCCGCTGCTGGATGCGCGCCAAGGCCCGCTCGGACACGCGCCCGGCGTACCTGCCCGCCACCGCCTTGCCGGTGGCCGCGCCGGCGCCGCCGATGAGGAAGATCGACCCCGCGCTCGGGATCGCCACATCGGCGAGCAGATCGGGGTTCTGTACGAGGTGCTGCATCACCTGGTCGGGCGTGCCGTTGCGCACGACTTCGGCGAGTTTGGCACTCTTGCCCTGCATCTGGCGCGACTGCGACTTGCTGATGTCCTCGATCACGTCAGCGAGCGCATCCGACCCCCACTCGGCCGCGCGCCCTACCAGCGGCGCGAGCTGCAGCACGTCGAGCGCCATCTTGCCGGTGGTGGGCGCCACCTTCGCCACCGAGCCGGCCAGGTTCACCGCGCCGCGCACAAGGTCACTGTCGCCGTGCTCTCGCGCGAGCTTGTCGGCGAGCGTGTCCGGGGTTTCGACCGCACGCGCCACCGGTGCATCAACGCCGGCAGCGCCCTGGCTCGCGGCGGTCATCGCGGCGGCATCGGCGTCCATGCCCTGCTCGATGCCACGGGCGATGCGCGACTCCTTGCGGCCGTCGAGATTCTGCGCAGCCGGCAGCCCAGCGGTGGCGGCGTCGCCCTGGCGGTACTCGGCATCCATCTGTCGGGCAAGGTCGCCCACCCAGTCCTGGCGCGCGAGCAGCCGCGGGCGCGACTCGGGGAAGCGCTCGTAGCTCTGGCGCACGAAGTCGATCGAGGCGGGGTTCGCCGGGGTCGTGCGCGGCGCAGCAGGCGGCGCCTCGAATCCGGCCATCACGGTGTCGGGCTTTTCCGGCGCGCGCTCGAACGGGGCCGCCATGTTCTCGAACAGCTTCTTGCCGGCGGTGATCGCGCGATCGGTGAGGCTGGGCCCGGCCGGGGGGTCTTCCACATCCTCGAAGCCCGACCAGTCTTGAGCTGTTGCGTCCGGGGCCACATCCTCGAAGCCCGACCAGTCTTGAGCTGTTGCGTCCGGGGCCACATCCTCGAAGCCCGACCAGTCTTGTTCTTTCGCCATCGGAAAGCCTCTGTGCAGTGATTGCCGCAGAGGCTAAGCAAGGCCGTGCAGAAGGGGTGCCCTATCGCGCCGGCACGCGCTTGCGCGCCCCGCTCGGCGTGATGAACTCAGTGCCCGGGGGCAGTCGCATTGCTTCCTCTGGCGATGTGACGCTAATCGGGCCGCTGGGCTTGGGTGCCGCAGGCGCGTCGGGCTTCGTGATCTCGGCGTAAATCTGCTTCGCAGCCGAAACCAACTCAGGCACGGTCTTCCCTGCGTTCAGATGATCGCCTTGCAACTTCGTCACAATGCTGGCGATTGCTTCTTCGGCGTTGCGCCCGCGCGCGGTGCGCACCATGTCCCAAGCGCTGGCCGTGTCTTTTGCAACGCCGTTTCGGATCAGCCATTCGGCGGTCTGGACTTCTGCCGGAACGCTGCCCGCCTTCCGGCCAGGGCGCTGTTTGGGATCGAGCAGGCGCAGTCCTTCGTTCTCGAGCCGCTGCCCAGCTGCCTCGGCGGCGTACTTGCCGGCCTGCGCGCCGGAGGCGCCTGCCGATGCCCGCGCTGCAACGGCTTGCGCTTCGTTCTCGATCGCCTTCGATCGCAGCTCTTCCATCTTCAGCTGTCGCTCCTGGTCGGCAAGGATGTCGTCGGCGCCGAGAATGGAGCCGAGCTGCATCATGGTGAAGCTGCGCACCGGCGTGCCGTCCTCGCCCACCACGGCGAAGAGCTGGCTCGGCCGCCCGAATTCGTCCGCGCCCTGCGTTGGCTGCACGGTCACGCGCCGGCCGAAGCTTTGCGAAAGCGCATCGCCCAGCTTGCCTGCATCCCCCATGCGCAGCGCCGCGGTCACGCCGCGCTGGCGCAGCTCCTTGACGTTCTTCAGCAAGGGCTCGAGCTCCTCGCGCTTGGCCTTGCCGGTTTTCACGCTGCGCTTGAATATCTCGGAGCTCACCTGCAGCGGGTCGGCGTCGGCGCCCATCTCGCTCCACGTCGTCGATGCGATCTGATCGAGCTCGGACAGCCGCTTCCGTTCGGCCTGCTTCGTGTCGCGATCCTGGCGCTGCCAGTCCTGATCCTGCTGCAGCATCGACAGCCGCGCCTGGTTCTGCCGCAGCTGCATGTCCTGCGCGTTCTTCTGCTGCTGGAACTGCGCTCCAGCCATCAGCCCCTGGCCGATGCCGCCGAGTAGGTTCAATCCGCTCATGCCAGCGCCCCCAGTCCAACGGTCTTGATGGTGTCGGGCGTCTTGCCCTGCTTGCGCATCTGCAAGCCCTTCTTGTTGAGCTTTTCCAGCGTGCCCAGGCCGATCGCCTTGGAGGCCTCGGCGTTCAGGACGAACTCTTCTTCGGTGAGCATGGACGGCACGTTGTCCGTGTTGCCCTGCCACTTGCCGGGCACATCGCCTCCGGGGCGCAAGTCCTGGATGGCCCCCTTCCGCCCGGCATCCGAGAAGCGCGCCGCGGCCTCCTGCTCGCTCACGCCCTTGTTCTGCGTGCCGACCCGGCCGCCGTCGGCCCACAGATCCAGCAGCGAGCCGACTGCGTAGGCAGCACCCACCCACGGCAGGGCTGCGCCGACCGAACCCATCAACCCAGCCGCCGCGCCACCCTCCGCAGCAATCGCTGCGCCCGCACCTGCGCCTTCAGCAACGGTCCCGGCGGTCGTAGCCAAACCGGCCTCTTGCAAGCCCGCCATTGCAGCAGAGGACACCGCTTCGGACGCAGCGGGCGCAGCGGCAGCAACCTCGCTGACGGGCTTGATCACAGCATCCGCAACCGGCGCTTGCGCGACCTGCGACTGCGGGCCGACGATGCTGGTGTAGGCATCCGCCGCCTTGTCCGCGACCATGTTGCCGACCTTGTCCGCAGCGGTCGCAATCGTCGGGTTTTTGCCAGCCATCGTCGCCATACTTGCCATCGTCACCGGGCTTATGCCGCCCCGCTGTTGCGGCGCCTGCGCACTCGGGGGCGGCGCGATCTGCTGCATCTGGAAAAAGCCCCGGTTCTGCTGACTGCCGGCCTGGCCGCCGAGCATGTGGCGCTCGACCTTCTTCAGCCCGGACAGGCCGCCCACCCCCTTCACCTTGCCGCCGTCCTTGAACATCGACAGCGCCATCATGCCGCCGCCCACCGCCGAGCCGATCGCATTCGACTGTGCCTGGTCCTGCGCCATCTGCTGATTGGCCTGCGTCGAGTACAGGCTACCCAGGCCGCTCAAGGCGTTGCCCATCTGCGTGGCGGCGCTGTTGCTCTGCCCGGTGAAGGTGCCCACCGCATCCTGCGCCACGGCGAGCTGGTATTTGCTGGCGTCGTTGCGGGCGATGTTCTGCCCCGCGGCCATGCGCGCGGCGTTGTTCAGCTCGGTGCTGCGCATCGAGCCAGCGAAGCGCGGGTCGTTCGGGTTGACGCCCATCGAAGCCAGATTGCGCTCGGTGGCGGCGCGCTCCATGGCGTTGGCGCCCGCCATGTCGGCGGCGGCCAGGCCCGCCTGGCGCCCGGCGTAGCCCGGATCCTGAATGGCTCCGACCTGATCGACATAGCTTTGCACCGCGCCCGGCAGATTGGCCTCAGCCTGTTCGCGCAGCAGGCGCGCGGAGGCGGCCTGTTCTTCGTAGAGGTCTTCGAGGCTGTCGTACTTGACCGAGCCGCTGTCGCCGCCGCCGCCGTACAGCCGGTGCAGCCGCCCGCTCGGCGAAGGGCGAAACGCTCGTACATCAAGATCAGGGCCGCAGGCCCATAGAGTTTGTTTCACTGGTTGGACTCCAGGATTGCAACGCTGTAACCGACATCGAAGCCGGCGCGCTGGTACAGGCGGGCCACCGTGTTTCGGCAGCGGGTTTCGATCCAGTCGCAGCCCAGCGTGCGTGCAGCTGCGATCAGGGCCTCTTTCGCGCGCGACCCACCGCGGCCGGCGCCGTACTGGATGTAGAGCACGCGCTTGCGGGGGTAGTTTGCGACGGTGCAGGTGACGACAAACTCGACCTCGGAGCGTTCGTTGACAATGCCTGCCGCGAACATTTCGCCCCGGGCGATGCCGTCGTGAATGTCGGCCAAGGTGTATTCGCCGCGGCCATAGGGCAGCGCCGCCGCGACCAGTGCGCCGATCTGCGGCCACAGGCAGCCGACAGCCAGATCCTTGGGGATGACGCCGATGAATTCCATGTCGCCGATGCTCGCCTCGATCGCCGGGCGGGGGTGCCCTTGGTGCGCGCGACGCTACCGCGACATGACTATGCTTTGATGCTACGCCGGCCAGCCGGCGGCGAGGTCGTGGGCGAGGACGGCGCTGATGTCGGTGAGCGCGGCAATGGCGGCCTTGTGCTGCCACGCAGCAACGAGCAGGGCCTGTTTGCGGTCCTCGATTGCACGGCTCAGGGCCGCCAGATGCGCTTGCACGGTCGCCGCATCATCGGTCGCCCAGTGCATCGCGTTGGCGCGGTCGCGCCAGCCGATCCAGCCGCCCGGCAACCCGTCGCCACGAAGGAGTCGGCCGAGCGTGCCGCTGATGTTTTCGCGCGCCTGCGTATCGGCATCGAATGCCGCGCCGGCGTAGGCGATCGGCGCAAGGTCGCGCCGAGCGAGCTCTGCACCCACTTCGGCCTGACGGGATGTGCGGGCGCGATCGAGGTCGGGCAGCCAGGATTTTGTAGGCCAGTCCCATATATGAAACTGCGATGGCCGCGGCGGCTTTTCGACGATGAGGCCGCGGCCTTGATCATAGTAATGAAGCTCACGATCGGCCACACCAAGCGCCAGCGCAGCGCCTTCGCGCACCTGTAGATCAATGTCTTTTGCCATGCACGCGCCCGTACCGACAACCTTCCCACTCGGCTCGTAAAAAAAGAAGTGCTGCAGCATCAACGCATCCTCCCTGTTACCGTGAGCATGCACGCCCCAGTTCCTGCGCTGACCGTACAGGAAATGGTCCGCGACGAATTGGGCGGGATCCATCCGCCAAACATTACGGCAGCATTCCCCCATGCCGAAACCCCTACCGCGCTGGACCCGCCCCCGCCGCCGACGGTTACGGTTGCGCTCCCACTGGTTGCATTGACCCCTGAGCCGACTGCGATGTATGCCAAGCCGTCGTCTCCAGCCGACATGCTTACGGAAGCGCCACCGCTCCCTTCTGCATAAGCCACAGACGTTACCGCATCCCCCTTGATCTGCAGCGTATCGACGTAGGCATCCCCGGTGTAGATCTTGTTGCCGTCGATCAGGGTGGTGTTGGGGCGAGCCCAGTAACCAATCGCACTCCCGGCGCTCGCGCCGACTGCCGCATTGGCGACGACGGTTGATCCGGCTACGCCGTCGAGCTTGCCGGCATCGTTTGCAAACGAGACCGTGCCATTGAAGAAAATGCCCGAACTGTTGATCTGGAATGGCACGCGATCCGCGTAGCCGGGGCGCGCGACAACGAAGTCGGTCGCGTTGACGACGAAGCTCGACGACTTCCCATCATTCATCAGGCCGATCCCGGCCACATGGCCGTTGACGTCGGTCTTGATCGTCCATTGCGCGTGAATGCCGTCGATCGCCTCGGCGTGCTCTTGCACTGTTGCGACGTTGCCGTTGAGCACGGTTGCGACGGTAGTGATGTCCGACGCAAGTGCGCTTACGGCGTCTGCGCGCGCGGTCGTCTCGGTACTGATCAGCGCCAGGGATTGCGCGATGCGCGCATCGTCTGCAGGCACCCACGCCGATCCATTCCAGCGCATCAGCCTGTTGTTGTTGCCGGTGTCGATCCACAGGTCGTTGACTCGCGTCGCGGTCGGCGCCGTCGACTGTACGAACGTTGAATTCTTGCTGTTCGTGGTTGCCACCACCGTGGTGATCTGCTGCGCCAATGCTCCGTCAGCGTCGGCGCGCGCGGTTTGCTCAGAAAGGATCGCCCCGGCGTTATCATCGACCGAAGCGGACAGGGCGGTGATCGTGTTCGCCTGCGCGGCCAGTTCACTCGACTGCACGTTGAGCGTCGTCTGCACTGCGGCGAAACTGTCGCCCGTCTCCGCGGCCAGGGTCGTGATCTGCTGCGCCATGGCGTCGTATTGGGTGGCGCGCACGGTCGACTCTTCGAGGATCGCTGCGTAATTATTGCCGACCGACACCTTCATCCCGCGCACGTCTGCACGTAGCGCCGAGCCGTCGGCGATACGCTCGGTGCGCTCGCTCAGAAACCCATCTTCCATCGCCTTGATGCGTGCAATCGACAGATTGTTTTCCACCGAAAGGTAGTCGATCGCCTTTTGTGCATGCGCAAGGGAGGAAGACAGGTCGATTGGCAGCCCCAGCGTTTCGAGCAGCTTTGCCGCCAGAGGGCTCAACGCCCCGCCGCCGCCCGCCCCACCACCTGACCCGGTGGGCGTAGACGGCGTGCTGGGGGTGGCGATCCCGAGTCCGCTGGCCACGACGGCGTCGGCCATCCCGAACACATCAGCCGCGGTCAAAAAGCGCTCCGAACCATCCCCGGCGCGGGCGTTGCGCACATTCCACCCGTCCGCAAGCGCCTGCAGCGCGCGGCGCGTAGCCTCGTCCTTGATGGCCGAGAGCGGGGGCATCGCCGGGATGGCTGGCGCAATCTGCTTAGACATTCTTCAGCTCCGCAAAAGAGGCGCCCATCTCCACGCTGCGCACCCGCCCGCGACCAATCAGCGCGACCGACCAGCGCTTTTTGCTCCCGATCGCAGGAAGCCGGAAGCTTGCTTCTCCGTCGCTGTAGCTGCTCTCCATGTCGAAGGATTGAAGCATCACGACCTGGTCGTCCGCACGGATCTCGAGCGCCCACTGCCCCCACGCGCGCAGCTTGCCTGCACCGAATATGACCGGCTCGCCGAACACGTAATCCCGCGAGCGCCAAATCGCCTCCATCTCCGAGCCGAGCCCGAATTCAGCAAAGCCATTCGAGTACAGCAGATAGCGGATGTCGGTGACGGCCGACGTCGCAGCCCCGATCGGCGGGTCGCCCTCGAAATACAGGCCCGTCAGATTCGAGGCGTCCGGCCCCTCGGAGAGCTTGAGCATGAAGCCGTGCAGCGCCGATTCGGCGCCGTCGATCAGGCCCATTACCGAGCCGTCGTGCGCGCTCAGGACGAGCTTGTTGAAGACGGCCCGGTACTGCTGGCGCCACAGTTCTCGTGTGAAATACTGCTGGCTGGGGGCGATGTCGGCTTGGCCGCCACTGACCATGACCAGGCCGTCATTGCTGACGTAGACCGCCGAGCCCTCGATCCGGGTAATGGACTGCTCGCTCACCCCGGCCTGATCGGCATTGAGCTCCTGATCGCCGACCTGATCCGGGCGCGCGCCATAGACGAAGTACGGCTGCTGCTGGGTTGTCACGAGCACCCCGCCCTCGACCGGCACGATGCCGACGACGTTGGTCGGCATCGTCTTGATATACGGCCAGGCGTGTGGTCGGTAGGGCTCGGAGAAATACAGATCCTTGCCTTTCGCGCCCACAAAGAAGCCGTTGCCGCAGTACGTCAGGCAGCGCAGCCCGGCGGGCGGCGGATCCCACTCTTGCGTAACCAGGGCGACGGTCGTCGTGGGGCGCGTGAGCGCATCCCAGATCGCCCAGGCGGTCCCTTCCTTTTCCGGGCGAGGGTATTCGTTTGCTTTAATGAACTCGGCGGTGCCGCCGAAGGTGCGATACAGGTTCATCCCCACCACGGGGCGCCCGCCGGACAGAGCGGTGTATTCCTGCAGGGTCTTTGTGTCCTGCCAAGGCAGCACTTCGACGATCACCGGATCGGATGGCGCCGACTCCTCCCCCCAGTCGTTCTCGAACGTCGTCACGTAGGCGATCGACTCGACCAGGCCGGAATCGTACTGCGGCCACACGCGCCAGCGGCCGTCCGGTTCTTGCGTTCCGGTTGCCGTGCCCTCGTAGTAGACGACCCCCGTTGTCGGGTTGAACACCATGGTCTTCCACGTCACCTCGGCCTGTACGGTCAATTCCGCCAGCACCGCCTGATCACCCTGCAAGACGTGCGCGTACAGGTCGGTGGGCGCCCAGGTCTTGCCGTCGTAGAAAATCGCCCACGGCGACGCCTCGCTCCCCATGCTCGAGTTTGGAGGTTTGATCTTGCCGAGGGCATTGATCTGCGCGCCGGTGTTGAGCGTCAGGCTGTCGGCCGACTGCCACACATAGCCCTCTTCACCGCCCATGTCCTGCTGCCAGCTCAGCGGCGGGTCGAAATAGGCGATCGACGGCCCCGGAATGGCGATCCACGTTGCCCCGCTTGGATTGGCGGGCGCGTCGGGCACGACCGCCCCCGGCACCATCTCGGCCGGCATCGTGAGCAGGTATTCGGTCCAGGTCGAAACCGTTTCGAACACGAGCGGCTCGAACTCCTGGATTGTGGCCGATCCTGCGGTCAGCACGCCCTTGATGGCCATGTGCACGCCCACATCACCCTGCCAGCCCATCGAGGCGAACACCTCCACGGTCGGTGGGACGGCGGGACGTGCCACCCCGACCGCCCACTGCTGCGTCGGCTGCCCCGGGTTCAGTCCAGGCGCCTTCATGTCGTTCGCCAAGGCGACGCGCACGCCGTTGCTGCTCGTGTTGGCGAAGTAGATGCGACCGTGCGTATCGTCGATGGTCGGCGAGCGATAGGCGCGCGTCGGCTCGGGCCAGGTGAAGAACCGGACGCCATCGTCCGTGAACAGCCCGCGCACAGCCTGCGTAGTGGCGATCTTGGGCGCAGGCCCTTTGATCGAGCACAGCTCGCCGCTGGAGAATTCGCAGTTGATCGCCTGCTGCGCCGCACCCTCGGGCAACAGGTGCGGCGCCGTGCGCGGAATTTCGCCGCCGAATTTGCGGATGGAAAGAACAGTCACCGATACGCCCTCACGCAGTCATTGTGCAGCGCCTTGCACGCCGCCCCCCAGCTGAACACCGCTGCCTCCCAGGCCTGGCGGTGCAGTGCCAACGTCGGCGGTGCCGGGCAGGTCTGCAGGCACTCCAGCGGCACCGGCCGCGCCAAGGCCGTAGGCGGCATAGAGGCGTTCGAGGCGCAGGCGCTGAGCAGCGCTCCACTCGCAAGCCCGATCAGGATCGGCGGCAGCTTCATCGCTCACTCCTTGCGCAACAGCCGCAGCGTGGCCGCGCGCTTCTGCTGCGGAAACGGCGCGGCGGCGTTCAGCCGCAGCTGCGCGATCTGCATCTTCAACAGCGCGCTGCCAGCCCTCGGCGTAGCGGGTTGCCACCGCCAGCTCGCGTTGCGCGCACTGCCCTGCAGCCATCCCGTGACCCAGCCAAAAGCCACTTGCTGCGCCCACCAGGAGGGCGCCAGCGCCCACGATTGCCAGTAGTTGCACATCAGACCCCTCCCACACACAGTTGATATTCGGCCTGGCGGCGCTTGACGAGGCCGGGCAGTTCTCGCCCGCCGGCATAGGTCCAGCGCAGCAGTTCGGCGCAAGCGCCCGGGTAGTCTTGGGCGCGCAGACGGCGCACCAGGGTGGATTTGCAGGCCGCACCGGCGCCGACGTTGTAGGCCCACGACACGATTGCATCCCACTCGTGCTGATACATCGGCACCGGGCCGATGCAGGCGCGTAGATCGGACTGGGTGCGATCGGCGTCGGCGAGCAGGCGCACCAGGGCGCGTTCGGGGGTGATTCGGTCGCCCGGGCGCACGCCTTCCGTGGTGCCGAAGCCGATCGTTTGCACGCCCACGCCGTCGTCGTAGGCGGTGTCGCGGTAGCCTTCGTGCATGGCGATACCCACCAGGGCGGCGGCGGACAGGCTGAGGGCGGCGATGCGCTTAATCATGGCTGTACGGGCAGTCGGCGACATCGGTGCAGGGGCGGCGGCGGTCGAGGGTAACCGGCAGGTTGGTGCGGCGGCGGTCTTCGACTTCGCCGCGCAGCACTTCCAGGCGGATGGCGTGCGCTTCGCGCTCGCGGCGATCGCGCCGGTAGTGGTAGGCGCCGTTGAGCAGCAGCGTCGCCAGCGCGGTGGCGATGCCGACGAGGATGCCGAGGTCGGTGAGGGTGAGCGCGCTGACGATGGAGACGCCGCTGCCGGCGTAGCTTGCGGTGGTGACGATGCGGTCGGTCATTGTGCGTTCCTGTACGCTTTAGGGAGATGGTTGCGCAGCCGCTCCGACTCATAGGCCTTGCGGCAGTGATCCGCTTCCGCCCATCCGAACGGCAGCCGCACGAAGACCCAGTCGATCGCCGGGCGGAAGAGCCGGCCGGTCAGCCGCCCTTCCCCTTCAAGGCGCCAGGCCGCAGCGCTGGGAGCTTCGTCCGGGTTAGCGGTGCCGAGGGTGAGCAGCACGAACAAGCACTGATTGACGGCGATGGCGATATTGAGGGCGCGGGAGGCGAGTTCCTGCTTCATTACAGCCCCAGCTTCGCCCGCTCATCCCTACCCCACTGGCGCACCGACTCGACGAACTCGCCGAACACCGCCATCTCCTGCGTCTCGTCGCTCGTCGGCGCGTACAGCCCGTTCGCCGCGCCGACGCCGATGCGGGCGAAATACATCTCGTCGTCGAGCGTGTAGGCGGCACGGATCTGCTCGACCATGCGCTGCGCGATCAGCCGGCAGGCGCGGCTTTCGACCTTGATGCGCTCGCGCAGCCCCGCATCGAGCGCGACCGGCGTCAGCGTGATCTCCGGGTGCTGCGCCGGCAGCACGGCGCCGTCGGGCATCGACACGTAGGCGAGTCCGTCGAGCGTGCAAAGCTCGAGCGCGCCCTCGGGCAGCTGGGCGCGCAGGCTGCGCCCGTTCGGGCCGGACTCGATGATCGGGGTGTAGCTATAGATTTGTGCAGGCATGTCGGTGCGCCTCCGGGAGTTGCGGGACAAGGTCGGGCCGCTCGGAACGCAAGCGGCGGCAGAAGTGGGCGTAGCTCGCACTGTGGCGCGCGTTCCCCATGATCGACACGAGGCTCGGCACGTCGCCGTGCCGCAGCGAGCGCGAGAAGGTGTGCAGACTGTGGCGGCGCACGAAGCGCGTTTTGCGCCAAGCGCGGAAGCCGACGAAATTCACGCCGCGCCGGGTCGGCTGGATCGTGTAGCGCGACAGTTCGAGGCGCAGGCGCTCGTGCAGGAACGTTTCGATCTGTAGCCGCAGCGCGTTCGCCTCGGCGCGCGACGCGATGCCGAACACGATGAAATCGTCGACGTAGCGCACATACCGCTTGCGGCCGAGCTCGCGCTTGATGAAGTGGTCGAGCGGGTCAAGGTAGATCAGCGCGAACAGCTGCGACAGCAGGTTGCCGATCGGAATCCCGGTCGAGTCCGGGTAACGCGCGAACAGTTCGAGCAGCGCGAGCAGCCGCCGGTCCTTGATCCTGCGCGCGACCAGCCGCATCAGCCGCGCGCGGTCGATGCGGTAGAAGAACTTGCGGATGTCCATCTGCAGCGTGACGCTGCCGTCTGGCGCGTCGCGCAGGAACTGTTGCGCGCGGTCGGCCGCCCGGTGCGTGCCCTTGCCCTTGCGGCAGCCGTAGCTGTCGTGGATGAATCCGCGATCGAAGATCGGGTAGATCGCCGCATAGATCGCGTGCTGCACTACGACGTCGCGAAAGTGCGGCGCATGGATCAGGCGCGGCTTCGGCTCGCGCACCTCGAACGTCACGTAGGGGCGCGGCGCATACGTGCCGGCGTGCAACTCGTCGTGCAGCCGCTGCAGATTCGCGCCGAGGTCGCGCTCGAATGCGGCCACCGCGACCTTCTTGCGCTTGCGCCGGCGCGCGGCGAGATAGGCCGCGTGCAGCACGTCAGGCGTGAAGCATTGATCGAACAGATTGCCGTGGCGTTTAGGCATGGCGGATGGTCCCCACAGCCGTGGCGGGTACTGAAACGCCATGCCCTGCCGATTTCGCCAAAATGCAGGACGGAGCCATCCCTATGTCGCCAGTATTTGCTGTGTGCAATGTCAGGTCAGCGAAGGCGAAATAGTCGGCGCAGCGAAAGCCCGCGTTGTTGTTGTCGTTCGACCGGCCGTTGCTCCAACCCCGGTAGAAGACGCCAGCGTTCGCAGCGTTGTTCCAGTTGCCGGAGGCATACGGGAAAAGCATTTCGATGGCCCGCCCTTATTCGGCCTGCGGGCTCGCCCGCAGACTCCGAATCCAGCCGCCGATCATCGCCCCCAGTTCGTTGATGAGGACCGACACGGCGGTATAGCGACGCAGCGACTCGGCGGCGCTGCGCGCGCGTTTGTGATGCTCGAACTCGAAATAGCCCAGCTCGAACGCGAGATTGACGAAGGTCCGCAACTGCTCGTGCCGAACGTCGAGCTTCGACAGGCTGGTCTTGTTGTGATAGCGCTTCTGGCACTCGACGATGCCCGCGAGCACGTCATAGACGGCTTGCCGGATCTCCTGGCACAGCCCGTATTTCTCGTGCCGCGGGAAGTGGTTCAGATTCACGTTGAGCAACAGGATCAGCTCGCGGCACTTGTGATGGATCGCGGCTTGCGGGTTCGTTGTGTTCGTGCTCATGGCATCAGGACGGCGCTACCGCGCCGCCGACCAGTCAATTTCCATAGGCGGCGCAGCGAAAGCCCGCGTTGGTGATGTCGCTCGACCGGCCGACGCTCCAACCCCGGCAGAAGACGCCAGCGACCGCAGCGCCGTTCCAGACGCCGGAGGCATACGGGAAAAGATTGGCGCGGCCATAGCGGTAATTGCCGTCGTTGCCGAACTGGTTCGTGCCGGCCGCGCTCATGCCGGTCGTCGCCGCTATGCCGCAGCACGAGCGCAGATAATCCGTGCCGCTCGTCGCGCCGCTGAACACCGCGTTGCTGCCGTTGCCAAAATAGTCCCATCCGGTCGTCGCGCCCCAGGGCAGAAAGCCGGTCACCGCGTCGTAATTGGTCGCCAGATTGGCCGCCGTGCCCCATGCGTCCGTTGCGCCGCCGAAGCCGTCAGTCAGGCTCGCCAGCGCGACGCTCTCCTTGAGTACGTAGGCGTCACCGGTCGTGATCGCGGTCGTATCGGTCGCGCTAGCGCCCGCTTGCGTGATGCCCAGCATCACTTGATACATCGCGCCATTCACGTCGGTCACGCCGCACGCCTGTCCGTTGTGCGTGGTTTTTGCGAGGCTGCTCGCGCTGCCGGTCTTCGGCTTGTTTGCGTTGCCCGAGTCGCCCGCGCTCGTAAACGTGACGCCGGTGTCGTTGGCGTCGGCCAGGGCGCTGTTGTTGCACCCCTTCGGGAAATTCGTTGTCCCGGCCGCGTCGTACCATGCGCAGTGCGTCGCGCTGGTTGCGGCTTGGCCGTGCGCGAGCGCGAGCTTCGCCAGCGCGTCATACATGAAGATGCTGGCGACGTTGAACACGCCCGCGCCGCGGCTGCGCGCCAGCACGACGGCATCGGCGAGGATGCCGGTGCAGCCTGTCATGCCGCTAGAGCGCGTGTACGTCGTCGTGGTCGTCAGCGAGATCGGCACGCCGAGCGCGACGGACTTGCACGAGGTCGTGCCGTTCCGGCTCGCGAGGTACTTGTCGATGAAAAAGCCCGGCTTGACCGCCCCGCCATCCTTGAATGCACGGTGCAGCGCGTAGCCTGCTGCGTTGGCTGCGGCCTCGTCGGCGAACGTCTCGATGCCCACGACATCGATCGCATTGGCGCCGTAGGTCGCATAGCGCGGGCTGGAAGCGTTGCCAATGCGGTAGTAGAAGCGCGGCACGAATACCATCACCGAGCCGTCGCTGTACTGGTAGTTGCCGTAATTTGCGCTCGCTTTGTCGCTCGTGCCGGCCATCGCGCTGAAGCCCGAGGGCAGCTCGGCGGGATATTCACCGACGCCGAACCCTTGCCCGCCCGGCGTGCCGACCAGACCGCCGAACGTGGCTTTGGTGGTGAATTTCACCGGCGCGCTCCACTCGGACAGGCCGTTGCTGTTCCCTTCGTCCTGCATTTGCCACCAGTACTCCTGGCTCGTGGATAGCCCAGAGACGGTCCAGTTCAGCAGATTCACGGTGTCGCCAACGTTGCTGGCGATGATGTTCGTCATCGCTTGATCGGTCGCCACTCGGTAGCTGCGAGACTTTTGCGTATCCTCCAGTCCGTACCAGGCGAAAGCCGAGCCGGTCAGCGTGACCGAGCCGCCTTGGTCGGTGGCACCATTGGCTGGCGATACGACAGTCGGCGTTTGCACGCCGGCGGCCTGCGCGTCGATCACGAACTCGGTCGGCACGTCATCCATCGTCACCGTCAGCGTGACCGCGCCCGCGGCGGGTGGCGCAGTGAAGGTGATCGTGTCTCCGGCGAGGCTGACCGTGCCGGCGCTGACTTGCACGACATACTCGGAAAACGCGCTGTAGTTGGTGATGGTGTAGGTTTTTTCTTGTGTGACGTATGGGCTGGGGTCGCCGGAGAGGGTTACGCCGACGCCGCTCCGAATCTCGATATTCCCGGCGCCCAGGAGGACCTGGCCGTTGACGGTCTTGATGTTGGCGCCGGAAACAAGGGTCGCCTGCTTGCTCTCGATCGCCTGCAGCGCATCAGACAGCGCCCCGGCGGTCAGCCGCAATTCAGCCCGCGTGCCTGCCGCCCAGGCCTGCGCTGCCGTACCTTCTTGCGCACGTTCAACGGTAAGCACGCCGCCCGTGCGGGCCGTGCACTTGACGATCTCCCATGCTGCCTCGTTGCCGTTTTCATCCAGGCCAATCAGGGTGGCTCTGAATATGCCGTTCGCGGCATCCGGGAAGAGAGCCCCGCTGGTGACTTCGATTACCGTGTCTTCCGCTGCAGCCGGCGCCACCAGCGTCGTGATTGCGTTGTTGGCAAATTGCTCCACGCTCAAATCTCCTTCACGCGACAAAAGAGTTCGTCTTCAAGAATTTCCCCGCCCGCGGTCGTGACCTTGATGGTGATCTTGTATTGCACCCCATCCGTGCCGCCGCTTACCCAGATCCGGGCGCGATCCCCCGCCACGAGAACCGGGGATACTTCAAGCCCAGCAGGCTCAGCCCTGCATTCGTCGATCGTTCCGATCTCGTCGCCTGGGTCGAGCGCATCGGTGTAGATCACACTCTTGCTCACGCGCTCACCCGGCTGCTTGCTGAAAGAGCCCAACTTCATTGCGTTCTCCTGAATTCCCGCAGCGCATCCCAGCGCTGGAGTGAGCGAAGATCGGTCGGGCGATAGAACTGCTGCTCCGAGGGGTCTTCGCCGTAGATATTCGTGTAGCCCTCGGACGGGGCAAGCAGGACCATCTCTGCGTCGCCGGAAAGCGCTGCGCCACGCACCCCGTTCGCTTCGGCGATGATCTGAATGGAAGGGGCGGCCTCTGCCGTGCGCCGTCTGTTCGCTGCAAGCTCAAGCGCGACATCGAGGGCGGCGCTTGCGCTGGCGGTTCTGCGATAGACGTAGCCGGCGCCTTCCAAGGTCACCAGCAAGACGGCTTCTGCATCCCCAGGAATGAGCACCTCTCCACTCAGCCCGCCTTCGGCATGTAGAAGTAGCGCGCCCTGCCCACCGCGCACTGCGCTGGCCTGGCCTATGGGGGTGACAGGGACCTCGATGACAAGCTTGCCGCGCCCCGTTCTGCGCAGCGCTCCGGCTGCACCCGCAGCGACCTCAACTGCCGCCGACGCCCCCCCGACCTTTGCGCGCAATGCGTTGATCTGCGCATCCAGCGCGGAGGCTGCCGCCCCCGATGCCGTCCTGCGATAGACGTAGCCGGTGCAGGCGGGAATGATCTGTACCGCAGCCTGTCCTCCTCCGCGCACGAATACTTCGCCCGCGAGGTCCGTCGCACCCTGCACGACAGCAGCGCCAGTCCAGCGCCGATATACCCGGAAGTCCGCATCGAGCGTCAATGTCTGAACCGCGCCTCCGGCCATCGTGGGCTTGGAGAGTCGGCCTGCACCGATCGCGTGAAAATCGACCGTGGCGGACCCGAGCAGGGTTTGCCTGCGCATCCCCTCATCCGTGACGCGGACCTCAACGACCGGGGAACCCCCGGCAGTGAGGTGTCGCACGCCTTCGTGGATGTGCGCCGGGTCCAGCTCTGCGGTGATTGCCAGATCATTCGGAGCCTGCGCCGCTCCGCGACGAATCGCAGAGGCGGACAGGTCGCCCATGAGCGCCATCGAAGCGGTGGCGCTGCTCCTGCGCGCCCGAGTGCCGTCGACTTCTGCAATCAGCGGCCGGATCTGCGCCTCGCCGTCGATAAAGACGACGCCGACGTGACCTGCGGCGTGCAGAAAAATGCCTGCGCCACCGAAGCCGAGGACGGTGCGCTCGAAGTACAGGATTCCGGTGTGCGTGATGGTGAACGCACCCCGACCGCTGCGATACACCGTCTGCGCCAGTTCAGCCTGAACTCGGATCGGCGCATCCAGTGAAGCGAACCGCTGCGCACTCCCCAACAGACCCGCCTGAACCTGCATGGGGGCATTGCCGCTGGCCCGGACGGTGCGCAGCCCTTCCAGCGAAGCATCGAACCCTGCAATCGCCTCCGCCGCCCCGAAGACGGCGAGGCGCGACGCCCCGTTGAGGGGGCGTGCATTCAGCGCAGATCCGTTGAGGCGCATGACCTATCGATTACCGGGCAATCATGCGCAGCGCGCCGGGGATCGCGCTGAAAATATCGGTCGGGTCAATCGTCTTCGGCGCGGTCAGCGGGGCATGCGCCCACATGTTTCCGCCCGTCGCCGCGTCCCACACCGAAAAGTGCGTGACTTGGACCGAGCCGGCGCCGTTGTTGGCCGGGAAGTTGATGGTGTTGGCGTTGGTGATCTGCTTGCCACCGCCGGCCTCATCGGCAGAGGCCGTCCAGGCGGACGACAGCGGCGTGCCCACGGTCATGCGCTCATACGAAGGCCAGGCCGTCGTATTGACTTCCGTGCCCGCAGTAGCGGCGTCGGTCGGGTCGGCGGTGTGCAGCGCGATAAAGAAGTTCGACGGCAGCGGAAGTTGCGTGCCGCGGAAGTGCTCGAGCAGCGCGGATTCGAGGTAGTTGGATGCAGCGGACATGGGTAATTCTCCTTACAGGGGATGGGGTCAAGCGGTGGGGCGAAGGTTGGGATTGGTGCCGGCGCTGTTGCGGTTGATGTCGCTCGCCTGCTCGCCCGCCGCGCGCCCGCCGATCTGAGCCGAGAAGGCCTGCAGGTAGGCCACCGCCAAGTCGGCGTTGGCGGCGTACTCGGCGTCCTTGCTGTAGCAGCGATGCAGGGTGTAATTGACGATCGCCGGCATCCAGGTGTCGTCGAGCTGGAGCGAGCCGCCATCGACCACTTCAGTTGGCGCGACGGCATAGACGATCTCGAGCGAGCCCTGATTGATCGCCGGCTGCGGCGGATAGACGTAAAACACCTTCTGGTTCTGCGGGTCGAAGGTGTAGTGGATGACCTCGGCAGAAGCGGTGCCGGCGTGCCAGAGCGGGTTTTGGGCGTCGAGAATCTCGCGCGTCACTGCGCGCGGCGCGCGCCCCGGGGTGGCGCCGCCCGCCCCCATGTTTCGAGTGATGTCGATCAGCGTCGTGCCGTCTGCCGGCAGTTGCTGCCGAGTGCCTGCGGAGAGCGTGACGACTGCGGTCTTGACGCATGCATCGGGCTTGATGGCGACGATTTCGCGCTGCGCGTCCGAGACGTAGGTCAGCAACTCGGCGACGGGCCAGCGGATGTGGGTGGTGTCTTGCAGCAGCGTGGCAACGCGGCCGATGACGGCTGTGGTGGTCAGGGTGGCCATAGGGCGCTCCGGGTCAGTTGCCCGGATGCTGCCGCCATGGGCTTCGCAGGGGTGCCCTTACGGCACAGGCCGCACCCGCAGACGCCCCCGCCCGGCGCCGACCTGCGCCTGCGCATAGGCGCGCTCGACACCGCCCTGGAAGGCTTGCGCTGCCACGCTCGCCCGGCTCATGTCGCCCTGCTGCAGCAAGAGCCGCATCAGGGCGCCGGCGGCAATCGGCTCGCGCCAGTAGCGCACCAACTGGTCGTCGAGCACGGTTGCGCTCATGCTCGGCTCCACTGCAACGCGCAGCACGAGACTGTCGGCGCGAACGGGGGTCTCGGCGAGCTCGATCAGGCGCGGCACGGGCTGCACGAAGCCCGTGGGCTCACCTGCCTCGGGCAGATCCAGGGACGCCATGGGGCGCCGATCCAGCGCCCGGTCGCCGACGATCACCGCCGCAAGAACGCGTACCGGCTCGCACCCGATCACGTCGACGTCGTATTCGCGCACACCGGGGATCAGCTGGATCGGATCGGTGCGCTGCTGCCAGGCCAAGCTCTGGCGGCAGAATTCGATCGCCGCATCGACCAGTGCGCGGTCGATCGCCATTTCTGGCATGTTCGGCACGTGCGGGATGATGTAGGGGTAGAGCGCGGAGAGGGCAGCCATTTAGCGTGCTCGCTTGCCCATTTGCAGGCGCACGGTATCGAGAAGCTCGGACTTCTTCATCCCCGCATCGAGCACGACGCCGAAATTGCGGTGCGCGTACTGCGCGAGTTGATCCTTGGTCATCGCTTCGAGGTTGACCAGGGGCGGCAGGTTGTCCTGCTCTTCACGCGGCAACTCCTCGACCTTGATCTCGGTCTTGCGCTTCCTGGCATCCTCGAATTCCGGGTGGCGCAGCAGCTTGATGGCGATGTGCTCGGGCACGTCCTCGCGCGTGTCGCCGATCTCCCAGTGCAGCTTCGAGCCGTAGAGGTGGTCGGTGAATGGCTTGGGGCCGTTGTACTTGATGGCGATGGCCATGGTTTCCCCCGTTATGCTTAGCGAAAAAAGGGGGCCGAAGCCCCCTACTCCTGCACGATCGATCAGGTCAGCGCCACAACCGAATCGAACGCCATCACGCCGTGGTCCTTGACGTGCGCGCCGCCGAGGTTGAAGCGCAGCTTGGCCTTGCCGCCCATGCAGTCGCCGCCCACTTCGAGTGCGCGCCCGAAGTTGTAGGGGTTTTCGAGCCAGTCGAAGTGATAGTCGCTGCCCTTGTTCTTGCCGTAGGCGTTGCCCAGCGCTTGCGCGCCAAGCAGGATCGCGCGATCGACTGCGAACCCTGCAGTGATCCCCGCCGGCAAGGCGGTGGCGGTGCCGGTGCCGGTGGCCTTGTCCGCCGCCAGGACCGAGGTCAGCGAACTGCCGGTGCCGTGGCGGATGGCGCGGTTGAGCTTCTTCACCAGGATGCCGTTCCACATGCCGACTTCGCCCTTGAACAGCGGGTGCTTGGAGCCGTAAGAGGCGCGGTTCCAGGCGTTCTGCTGGAAGGAGCGAATATCGTTGCTGGTGGCCTTCAGGAGCTGCGAGTACTGGCGCGGCGACACGTACAGCACCCACATCGGCTCATCCGAGGCGGCCGGGTCGTCGGCGATCTTGACCGGCTGCAGCGGGAAGGCCATCTCATCGAGCAGGGTGCGGATGTTGTCGATGGATTCCAGCGTCAGCACGTCGGCCGTGGCGATCGCGCCGATGTTGGCTGCGGACGGGGTGGCCAGCGATGCCCCCGCGTTGTCGATCAAATAGTGGCTCTCGAAGGTCGGCGGCGTCACGTCGTTGACCAGGATCGAGGCAAAGTCGCCGTCGGACGACAGCGGCACGATCCAGTCGTCGTTGACCTCGGTGCCGCGCGCCCCGGCTAGATGCACCAGCGTGGTCTGGTCGTCCAGGCGGGCAAAATAGCTCGTCAGGTTCGCCATGGCGATATTGCGCAGCTGATGCACGGTACGCTGCTGCGCCATCTTGCCGCCGGCGTCGACCACCTTGGTCATCAGGTCGATCTTGACCTCCATGCTGGCGTTGGTGAGCGCGGCCCCCGTGCCCTCGGCGTCGGCGTCGCCCATGATCGGCTTGCCGCCGATGGTGCCGAACACGTCGACCGAGACCTTGTCGCCGGCCGTCTTCGACAGGTCGGTGATGCGCACGACCGGCATGTCCTTCGAGGTCTGCCCCTTGAGCTTGTTGATGGCGTCGCCGGTGCTCGGCGCCGGGCCGGTGAGCGCGCGGGAAAAGCCCGGTTGCTTCTGGGTCTGCGCGAACAGCGCGACGGAAAAGAGCTTGCGCGCCAGCGCCGAGCCGGCTGCAACGTTGGTGGCGAAACCGCCAGTGGATCCTGCCATGGTGTATTACTCCTGAATCACGGGTTCGGTGTCAGCCGAGCCGAGCAAGCAGTGCGTTGATCTGGTCCGGAGTCATGCCCGCCATCTGGGCCCCGAGCCTTTCCACCGAGAGGGTCGCGAACTCCTCCAGCGGATCGGCTGCGGGCACCGCACCGCCCGGGATGTCCGAGAGCGTGCGCGGCTTGAAGGGCTTGTCCGGGTGTTGCGCTGCCGCCGGTTTGGCCGGGCGTGCTGCGGGCTGAGGCGGAGGCGCTGGGGCGCTGGCATCGGGGCCGTAGAAGGCATCCACGATCTGCACGGCGCGTTCCAGGCGCTGTTCCAGCGTCAGCTGTCGATGAGCCGGCGAGTCTTGCAAGCGCTGATCGGCCTCGACGGCGGCCTGCCAGCGCTCCGGGTCGTTGTGCTCCCAGTGCAACAGCACCGGGTTGGCATCGACCGCGGCGCGGACGCGGGAGGCCTCCTGGTCGGCGCGGATCGCATCATCCTGCTCGATGCGCTGCGTCACCTGGGAGAGCTTGGATTCGAGCTTGCGCGTGTGCTCGAGCAGCGCCTTCACCGCCGGGAAGTCCTCGGCCATCGCATCAAGGTTGGCGGCGGAATCTTTCGCCTCGCCTTGCTGTTGCGTGCCCGCTTCCGCGGCAGCCAGTCGCTGCTCAAGCGCCTTCATCGCCTGCTCGGCCGCACGCCGCTTCTCCCGCTCGGTCTGGAGCACCGAGTAAGGAATTGCGTGCTTGCCGTCCCGGCTCAGAACGGGCGCGTGCTCGTCCTGCCCCGCTTCGTCCGCTTCTTCCTGCTTCGCTTCGCCCTGGGGCTCGCCGGCCGTATCGGCCTCCTCCGCTTCGCTCGCGCCGTCCGTTGCGCTCGGTTCAGACTGTTCGGCTTGCGGCGCCTCGCCGGCGAGCTGAGCCATCAGCGCCTCGATCGCGTCGGGGTCGCTGGGCAGTTCGTCGGGGTTGGCGGCGTAGTAGTCCAGGTCTTTGGGCTCATCCATGTGCTTCGTGTCCTCTGTCGGTCGGAGTCCGTGGGTGGCGCGCACGCCCTTCACGCCGGGCCGCGGGGTGCGTTGCCATGGGCGCTTTGTACGCATACGAGCAACAGAGGGGTGCCCTTGTGCGGAACCGATGCGCGTCGGCGAACAATCATGGCAAAGAAATGCCCGGCGCGAGGCCGGGCCATCTCGCCAGGGCAAGGGAGGAGACACTAGGGGTGCTGCGTGATCGCCATTGCCTGGCCGGCGGTCGCAGCACGGGTCTGGAGGGTGTCGGCGCGCAGCTTCGCCACCTCGGCGGCGGCCTTCTCGGCGGCCACCTGCTGCGCCTGCTCCTTGACCGCGAGCTCGCCGGCCTTGATCTGCAACTCGGCGTCCTTGCTCTGCAGCTTCGCCCGCGCGTCGGCGAGCGCGGCCTGCAGCTGCTCCAGCATCTGCGCCATCTGCACCTTCTCAGGATCGGGCTGCTGGCCATCTTCGCCCAATCCAAGTACCTTGCGCACCAGGTCGGCCATTTCGCGGCGCTTGGGCAGTTCGGTCGATTCGAGGAAGTACGGCACCAGCGGCGCCTGCAGCTGCGGCGGCAGGCCCTTGATCACCTCGGCCACCATCGTCATGGCCTGCGCGCGGTAGGCCGGCGTGCTGGGCACGTCGTTGAGTGCCACCTTCACCAGCGCCTTGCTGACGTCGTTCTCGCGGTATTCGAGACCGGTCAGCGCATCGACCATGGGGCGGTTCAGCGTCACCGGCCGGGGCTTGCCCTCCTCGCCTGCATCGATCGTCACTTCCACGCCGGCCAGATCCTGCGTCACCAACTCGAGCAGGCGCTGCCCGACCAGCCGCCGCGCAAAGCGGTAGTTGTCGGTGATCTCGGCCTGCATGGTATTGCCCTGCTCCACCAGGCCCTGGATCGCCGTCCCGGACTTGGCGCCATCGGTGGCGCCGAGCATCGCGTTGTAGATGCCCGCGACCTTCTGCATCGCCTCGCCGGCCTCGGTCATCACCTGGAACTGCTGCGCCGTCAGGTTCAGGTCAGTCTCGACGTTGATGCCGTTCGCGTTGCGCCGACCCGGGTCGAGCACCACCACTGCATCCGGGCGCGCGATCTCGTCGGCGAGGTCGGTGAAGTCGTTGTAGTTGCGGTCGAGCGCGTCGGAATCGACCATCACCCGCTTGCTGGCAAGTAGCCACTGCAGCTTCTGGCGGCGGGCGTTGATCTCCTTTTGCAGCGGGATCAGGTCGCGCACTACGCCATAGGGCACGCGCGAGCGGTCCTCGCGGTAGCCCCAGAACGGCACGTAGGGCAGATGGTTGCTGCCGTAGTCCTCGTCCTGCAGCTTGTGCGGGCCGACCCACAGGCTCACGCGCAGCTTGGTGAACACCGCCTCGCGCACCGTGGCCAGCCCTTCGGCGGCCGCCAGCGCGTGCAGGGGGTTTTTCTTGTCGAACTCCGCTACGCGCCCATCGGGGAGCTTGATCACCTTCGCGCGCACCGGCACGCGATACCAGATCTCGCGCAGGCACACGAGGCCGCTGTCGGTGTTGCGCCACTCCTGCTCGAGCCAGCCCGAGCGGTGCTCCGAGTCGTAGGCGCGCATCATGCGCTCGTCGGTCTTCGCCAGATCCATCCACTCCGGCGCCCAGCCCGAGCCCACGGCGCGGATCATGTCGGCCTCGCCAGGGAAGTAGGCCACCAGAGACTCGGTCGGATACCAGCGCTCGCGCACCAGGTAGCGCGCATCCGCCAAGTCGGGCTTTCTCGCCTGCCAGTCCCACCAGATCTCGGATCGATCGACGGCTTCGACCCGGTAGTCGTACCCAAACGGGTCCGCGTTGCGCGTCACGTGCACCCAGCCCAGCCCGGCCTTGATCTGCCCGGCAAAGGCCTCGCTGCACGCCTGATCGGCCAGGGTCTCGCGCTCGGCCTCCATCAGCTTGGCCGATAGCGCCTCGGCCATCTCCTGCTGCTCATCGCGGTCAGCCACCACGCGCCAGTCACTGCGCGTCTTCGCCTCAAGTCCGAGCACCGAATTCACCAGCGGCTTGATCTGGTTGATGATGATCGGCGCCATGCCGCGCGCCTCAAGTTCGGCCACCTCGTCGGCGCCGAGTTGGTTGCCGTCGTAGAAAGAACAGGCGCGATCCGACTCCGCGCGCCAGGCCGGCTGCAGGCGGATCTGATTGACGATCTCGCGGTACTGCAGATCAGTCAGGCCGGAAGTGTCGGGGGTGCGCTCGTCTCGCTGCATGTCTTGGTCGCCGGGTAGAGTGGGGCGAACCGTGCCACTGCAAAAGCGGCGGGGGTGCCCTTCATCAGATCACCCAGCTGCTGCGCTGGCGGCCGCTACGGCCGGGGGCGCGGCGAGCGCGGAAGCCGGCGTCGGACTGCGCCTCGCGGTAGCCCTGCGCAAACTGGCGGAACGCATCGGCCGCCTCCGAGTGGATATCGTGCAGCGGCGTGGCGCGCCAGGCGCCGAGCCGCGCGTCCCACTCCTTGCGGTAACTGCCGAGATGGGCGAGGCCGTCCTTGCAGCCTTCCTCGTCAAACCAGCACTGCCCGAACGCATCGCGCACCATCTGAATGCCATGCGTCACGTCGTCGACCCGCGGCACGATCACCCAATCGCCACCGATCTCGAACTGGCGCAGCTTGTCCTCAGCCGACTCCATGCTCGCGCCCTGCTGGCGCTTGTGGCTGGCGTCGTGCGGCAGGTAGTGCTTCCCCCAGACGCAGCCCATCGCCTGCATCTGCTTGATGAAGTAGCTGTAGGGCTCGCCCCAGCCTTCAATGAAACGGAAAAATCGGTGCGTGAGGCCCTGCTGCTGGTGGAACCAGATCGCCGACCCGTCGCGCCCGCCGATGTCCCAGAAGGTATTGACGGGCACGCCCTCGAGGTGAGGCACGGCGCCGATGCGTCCGCCCTTGCGCGCCGCGGCCAGCTGCACGGCGTAGTAGGTACCTTCGGTGGAGACCTTGAATGCCTCGTCCGGCGTGCTCGGATATTCCTGCCACATCTTCTGCGGGTCGCCGGAGAACTCGCTGTCGCGCGTGGCCACGTACCAGTAGCGCTGCTGCTCGTCGAGCGTGCAGCCCATCTCTGCCTCGATCTGGGCGAAGTGCTCGCGGTCCTTGTCGGTAATGACCGATGCGCCCGGATGCGGCAGCCGGTAGGCCTCTTCCTGCCACCATGGGAAGAAGTGGAAGCGATAGTCGCGCGGGGAGAGCGGCGATCCCTTCTCAGCCACCGCCTGCGCGCGCATCGTCATCTCGTAGAACTCGCCGGACTGGCCTTCGGCGGTGGACTCGATGATCGCAACCCCATCGAGCGGCACCGCCGGCAGCGAACCGGTGACCACCTCGGCCGCCTTGGCCGGGTACTTGGCACCGATCTTGCCGAACTCGGACACATGCAGCCGGTGGATCGTCCCCGAGCGCATCGAGGTCGCCACCCGGATGCTGCTGTTGTTGTGGGCGAACAGCAGCTCCGAGGCGCTGTCGCGCGCCAGCGGCATGCGCTCGCGCAGGAAGGCCGGCAGCCGGTCGTAGGCGAGCTTCACCTTGTCGCGAAAGATCACCTCCGCGGCCTCACGGTCCTGGGCAATGATGCCGCAGCGCTGGTCGGCATTGAACAGTGCGTGGTCGAGCCAGAGGATGGCGACGAGCGTCGTGAACCCGAGCTGACGTGCCTTGAGGATCACGTTCCGGTGCCACAGCCGCACGATCAGCCGGCGTTGCGCCCGGTTGGGGATGAACGGCACCACCGAACCCGCGCCGTCGTCGCTCTTGACCATGATCTTGTAGAGCGCGCCCGAGCACACACGCCACATCGGATCGGCGAGGCAGCGCAGGATGTCCGCCTCGTTCTTCGGGATATAGTCGAGCGCGATGCTACTGGCTGCCATCGCCCACCACGGGTAGCGCAGACCGGTTCAGCGCGGCCAGGAACTCGGCGATCGGATCCGACTTCTGGCGGTTGTCCTTCTCGTACAGACCGTGATGCTTGAACAGCTTCTCGAGCGCGCTGTTCTTGTCGGCGATCTTGTACTTCTTGAGATAGCCCACGAACACGCGATCCTTGCCTGATCCCTCGAACTGCTCCAGCACCTCGATACCGGCAACGGCCGCGGCGGTGTCGTCGTCGAGTTCGTGAATGCCCTTCGGGCTGCCGTCGTCGTTGAAGAGCTTGCGCGGATCGAACAGCGCCAGTCGCGCCGCTTCGAGCAACGCGCGGTCGGCGGTGATTGCGGTGCGCTCGCCGCGCGCCTTCATGCGCTCTGCCACCGCGGCAGTCACGTGACTTTTCGTAAGCAGCTGCGGGCCAATCCACTCGGCAGTCTTCTTGCTGTATCCAGAACGAATCGCCGCCTGCGTGGCGTTCAGGTCACACAGATACTCATCCACGAAGCGCTGCTGCCTGGCGGTCAACGACGCCATCGATCAATCCTCCATTCTCACTACCCGGCGCGGCGCACCGGCCGGCACGGGCATCACTGTAGGGAAAAGCGCCGGGCAGGGGTGCGCCTGCTCGGCAATGGTCGAGAGCCGGTATTCCCGGCGCTCCTCCTTCGACCGGGCGCTGCCGCGGTAGATGACGATGCGCTCCTGCGCCTCGCCGATCAGCACCAACCGGCGCAGACCGAAAGCGATCGGGCGGTAGCTGGGCGGCCAGGCATAGAGCTGCACCCGCTCGGCGAGCATCTTGCGGGCAAGCTCGGCGGCCTCGATTGCACACACCCAACCGCCAGCAGCCTTCAATGCTCCGTAGGCCGCGATCGTCGCTTTATGCCTCATCTCGCGCGGGTTCATCGGGTGCCGCCCTCCTCGAAAAGATCCCTCGCCCCCTTGCTCGACCACTCCCGCACGATCACCCGAGCCTCCGGGATCTGCCCATAGCGCTTTCGCACCTGCGCATCGGCCACCTGCTTGTCGTCGATGAACACAATCCCGTTCATCGCATCGCAAATCGCCTTCCCCACGTTGTCCCAATCCGGCTTCGTTTCCGGCGGGAACTCCCCCCCAAGTGCCGCGGCCCGCTTTTTCTTCGACCACGACGCCGGCGGTGTCGTGATCAGCACCAGATCCAACTCCACTGGCCCTTCCATCGGCGCCCTGCCCCCCATCGCCTGCTGCGCCGCCATGGCCACCAGGTTCTCGTAGCGGGCGGTCTTGTCGGGGGTGAACATGCGCACCCCGGCCCTCATCCGGGATGCCCTCGGGCGCCCCTTCCCTACCGGCCCCCCCGGCACGACGAACTCGATCATCGCCAATCCCCCTCCTCCCCTCGGTTTCCCTTCGCCCACTGCACGGTCGCATCCGACGCCAGTGCCGAATACGTACTGCTGCGCTTCATGGCCTCGACTGCAGCTCGGTTTCCCTGTGCCCTGAATCGAAGCAGCTGGCGCACCAAGCAGCGATGTTTGAAATCGCCCCCCCACGCTGCCCCCCTTTCGATCTTCGGGAGTAGTTCAGTTTTCGGCTGCACGACGCTGGTCTCTGGCCTGCAGCGCTTTGACTGACGTCATGCCGCGCTCCTGGCGTCGACCACGCGCAGCTTGGTGCTGGCGAAGCCGGTCGCCGCAGCGCATGCGGTCGAGAAGCCGATCAGCGGCCGGTTCGTGCCGCCCTGCATCACAGCCTCGGCCTTTTCCGCATCCCCGATCAGGCACGGCGGGTCGGAGCACAGACCGCGACGCACGTTGTCAGCCTCGGCGATTCCGGTCAGCACCGGCGGATAGTCGGGGCGCTCGTTGCGCATGGCGTAGCCCCGGTACCGGTTCTCGAACTCCTTGGCCACGAACGGCCACTCGTCCTCGGTCTTCAACGCCAAGCCCACCCAGCCGCCCATGTCATGCAGCACGCGGTGGATCAGCGCGTCGTCGAAAGCCACGCTGGCGTAGGGGCCGACGTGACGAACCGCCCTGTCGATCTTCGCCCAGGCCCGCAGTGCGGAGTCCTGCGTCGTCCCGCCGAGCATGCGGCGCACATCGGCGATCTTCGGCATGAACTGGCCGGTGTCCGGGTTCTGGACATGGGCATTCAGCGCATGGCGAACAGCCGGCAGATCGAGATCCTTCAGCCCCTGCCAGTAGATCGCAATCACCCCCGGCGACAGCGGCTTGCCGCAGTACTCGGCCACCGCCTGGAGCATGTCGGAGAACGCATCGAATTCGTGTTGCTGCATGGCTTCACCCCTCGCCGAAGATCATTCGCTTGGCCTCATCGGCCGCCTGTCGGTTGCGGTCGGCCAGTGTCGGGGAGGCGCGCGGCAGGGGTCGGACCTTGGCCGCATCCCGGCGCCGGCCTTCGGCGGCAGCGAGGATCCAGGCGAACCCCTTGGTACGTGCAGCCGGCTCTTGCGCAACAGCGATGATTTCGTCGGGAGTGATGCCAGCTTCCAGCAGCGCCAGGAGCTTCGGATTGCTGGCACTGGCGGTTTGCAGGCCGGCATTCCGAAGGGCCTTGCAAACCTGGCCGGCGACTTGGGCGATGGACTGAGCGTCGCTGTGCGGGGTGCTCTGCGCCGCGCGCGAGTCCTCGCTTGTCGACGGAGACGGAGACGGAGACGGAGACGGAGACGGAGACGGAGACGGTGCACTGCTATTTTCTGCTGCTCGCATGCTTGTAGCAGGCTCATTCAGTGCTATCGCATTGCTACTAGCAGAAGGACGCAGGCGTGCGGCGTACTCCGGCATCATCTCTGCAGCCTTCTCGCGTCCGTGGTGCTTGCAGAGCGCAAGCCACTTCGCCTTTTCAGATCGAGCATCCGCACCGGCCGCCCACGGGTTATGTTCTGCCCAGTCGTGGATTGCGTAGGCTCCGTCATCGCCGTCGATGAACCCCACCTCGACGAGCGCGCTGATGAACGCCCCTTCCTCGCCTTGCCAGTCCGCAGCAAGCTCAATGTCCTCGCCGGTCATTCCGGACAGGTCGCCATCCGGGCGCGCTTGAGCCACCCAGAGAAACAGGCAAACGAGTCGCCACGCCCCAGCCTCTCCGACTCTCCGGATCAGCTTCTTGGTCTTCGGGTGCGACGGCAGGCCGACGCTGATACGCGCATCTAACATCAGGTAGCCTCGCTGCCGTCTTTGTGGCTGTACGCGCGCTCAATCTGAGCCAGGCGCTTGCTGACGTACTCCTTGGCAATGAAAACGAGTTCGTCAATAACGACCGGCTCGCACACGCTCCACGCCATTGCTTCGAGAATCGCGTCCAATGACTCCTTGGCCTTCTCCTGCCCACAGGACGCACGCAAACTGGCAACCAGGTTGCGGATCGTGCCAACATCCCCGGCCAGAAGCCCGAGGCTGCGAAGCTCACGGATAAGGCCGGTCTCATACTCGCCACGGGTTTCGTGTTCGTCCTCATGGCAAGTTGCGCAGAGCGTCACGAGGGCGCTGCTCGGGTATTCCCACGGCGCCTTGCTGCTCTCGTAGTAGAGGTGGTGCACGTTCAGGGTCTTTTCGTTCTCACCGCACTGCACGCATGAGAACTGGTCTCGGCTCATGATTTCGAGCCGCTTCTTCTGCCAGTTCGGGTGGAGCAACAGCTGTCGGTACGAATCCTTCTTCATGCCTCGCCTCCCATCCCGCCCGTAAAAGGGTCGGGCGTGCGGGGGCGGGCAGGCATCGCCCCCGCGCCGGTGGCCACCGGCTGCCCGATTGAAAGAAGAAGGTCTTCGTGCCGGAAAGGCATCACTGGATCGTCCTCACAGACGGCGCCGGCAGCGCCTTCGGCTTGCGCGGCTTCGGCAAGGCATTGGGCGGCATCGCGCGGCCCCGGCTCGCGTGCGGCTCGAACGGCGCCACATCGCCCTCGCGCAGCGCGCGCAGGCCCGCAATGGCCGCGCGGGCGACCGCCTCGGCAAAGCCGCACTCCTGGCCCCACGCGCCACTGAATCCGCCCTGTTGTGCATGGTCGAACGCCGGCCCGGAGAGGGCGGTCTGGATCGCCTTGCACGCTTCGGCTTCATCGAACTCGGCGAGCTGCGCCACCTCGGCGAAGAACGCCGCACCCTGCGCGAACGCCGCGCCCCAGTCGTCATCCTGCCCGTGCGCCACGCTCCAGTTGATGAGCCGCCCCTGCTCGTCGCGGCGGGTGAAGGAAAGGTCGTCGCGGCTGCGGATTGCCCGCTTCACCGGGGCGGCCGCCGGCGCCGGCAGGCCCAGTGCCTGCTTCTCCATCGCGATGAAGTAGCGCCGCGCCAGGCGGCCCTGCGCGTTGTTCTCGACCATCGACAGCTCTTTGGCCATGTCGAGGGAGAGGTGGTAGTCGGTGCTGTTGTGACCGCCGCGGGTTTTGCTTCCCAGATTTGGGAAGCAAACGGTGAAGTCTTCGCCTTCGACGAATCCGTACTGCTCGATGCGCAACTTGATCCAGTCGGGGAATTTCTTGCCGACCTGCAAGAAGGCATGCAGATCGCGGGCATTGCACAGAAGGGTTTCGATGCCGGCCAGGGTGCCGGTGAAAACGGGGACGAGCGCGGTGGACGCGCCTTGGGCGGGGTGTGCCATGGTGATGTGCTCCGATCGGTTCGTTGCGAACCGCCCATCTCGCTTCCCAACGAGGGTGGGCGGCATCCGAACGGGGTGGGAAGTACCGGCGGAGCACCGGCGAGCCTTGCGGCTCCCCCGCCCGGCGCCGCCCATAGAGGACACACCAGACGCAAAAAAGCCGCTCTGCAGAACGCTGTGCGGCTTTCGGCCGCTCCGATTCGGGCTTCCCAACCCGGTCGCCGGCTGTTTTCCGGCGACAGGCGAAGAGTAGTCCGGGCGGGCATGCAAGTCAATGCTTGTGTGTGCATTCGAATGTGCATACACTGCAAGGCATGGAGATTGAATTCGACCCGGAGAAAGCTGCGCTGAACCCCTTGAACCACGAAGGGGTGACGTTTCAAGAAGCGGCGCCGGTGCTGCTCGACCCGTATGCCCTGACCCGTGAGGATGAGGATGCCACGGGCGAACCCCGCTTTGTGACGCTGGGCATGGGCGGCCGGGGCCGGATTCTGATCGTGGTGTGGACGCTGCGCGGTGACAATCCGCGCCTGATTTCGGCCTGGAAGGCCAACAAACCGCAACGGAGCCGCTATGAGCAACAATTCTGACCCGATGTTCGAGCAGTACGCCGACATGGATTTCACCGACGCCAAGCCCGTCGCCAAGGTGCCGGCGCTGGCCCGGCTTCAGGCCGAGCGCGGCGGCAAGTCGCGCATCACCATCCGCATCGATAACGCGACCTTGGCCGTGTTCAAGGCCCGCGCCGAAATGGCCGGCGGCAACTACCAGACGCTGATGAACGAGGCGTTGGCTCAGGCTGCGCAGGGGGTGACGCTGGCCGACGTGGTGCGCGAGACGATCCGGCAGGAGCTGCGCCACTAAGCGAAGATCGGCCGCCCCCGCGCCGGCCGCCTGGATCGCACTCATTCCCCTTGCCCGCCCGATTCCTTCCCTGCTCCGGCAACCAAGGCCAAGCGGTGGGCATATAGACTGGCCACGTACTCATGACCATGGACGTGCAGCATGACGAGCTCGCGCAGGTACTCGCTGGTGGACATGCCGGCATTGCGCGCCGCGCGGTCCAGCCCGTCCTTGGTGTCCTCGGGAACGCGGATCTTCGGCAGCTCGGCCGTGAGTTTGCCCAGCGGGCTGGTGTGGCCGCTGCGGCTCAATGAAAGTGACATGACAGGTCTCTCCGGAAAAAGGGCGGCTTCCCCGATGCGGGTAGGATGTGAAGTTCCACCAACACGTCCTTCACAAAGGGGAAGCCATGAACGGGAACATCGCCCAGTTGCAAGCGGGCACATTCGGGTCGCAGGCCGCAATGCAAGCGGTGCTGAGAGCGCTCCTCACAACGCACCCCGACATCGACGTGCTGCTGCGCGCCTTGAAGTTCGAAGGAGAAGAAGCGCTTTCATTGCTGCTCGGTATGCACGTGCCTGACGCATCGCTAGACGCTTTCCGCGATACGTGGAATCACTTGGTTCCATTCCCAGATGGCGGGCCAGATTCGCTAGACCCTCGGCTCTAGTGGATCGGGGGCAAGCAGCCAGAATGACGGATCCGCGGTCGGCAGCCATCACACCGCCTCCCCCCGCCGATCGGGCTCGACCCGGCGGTCGGTGACGCCGTGCTCGCCTGCGCCGTACAGCGGGTGGGGGGTGGGGGGGGGGGAAGAGGCGTCTGAGAACGCATCCGGGCGCGCAAGCCGGAGAAACTTCAGCCAAGGCTTCGGTATGCCCGCCTTTCGCCACTCCGACACGGACGGCGGCTTGAGATCGCACATCTTCGCTACGGCGGTGGTGCCGCCGAGCCGGTCGATGAGCGCTGAGGGGGTGGTGTTTGAGTCCATACACAATATTAGGCGCACCTAACCAGCGAGGTCAAGTATGCCTATTGCGCCTCTTGTTAGGCTTCCCTACATGAGCACGCTTGCCGACCGCATCCAAGAAGCGCTAGACGACACAGGAGCCATCGCTGCGGATTTGGCACGCGCGTGCGGCGTCAAGCCGCCGTCGGTCAGCGCATGGCTTTCCGGGGACACAAAATCGCTGAAGTCGTCCACCGCCATCCGTGCCGCAGAATTTCTAAAGGTGAATCAGCTCTGGCTGACCGAAGGCCGCGGCCCCAAGCGCCCCGAGGGCGGGGCGGCGGCCTTGCCGGAGCCGGAGAGCGCCGAGCCGACCGTCGCCGATCTGCTCGAGCGCTTACGTGCCGAGATCTCGACCCAGCCCGAGGCGGTCAAGCGTGCGATCGCCGAGTTGGTAACCGAGTATGTGACTACGCCAGATGCGTCTGCAGGCAAGGCTGTTGCGGACGCCATTCTGAGAATCCTTGGACCGCGTACATGATTCCAGAACACGACGAACACGGCCTGCTCCCGCCAGGCATCCATGCCTGCACGCTGGACGAAGTGCGTCGGCGCTTTTGTTGGACGGATCGCCGGACGCTGCTGTTCAATGGTCTGCGCAAGCTGATCAACGAATGGTGGCTCCCGCAGGGCATTGACGGGAGTGTGCTGATCGACGGCAGCTTTTCCCGCACCAAGGCCGAGCCGGAAGACATTGACGCGGTGTTCGACCTGGCGCCGGACGCCCCCTTTGAGCGTGTCGCCATTTGCCTGGTCCGCACGCAGACAGAACACGCGCGGCTGAAGTCGATCTATCATGTCGACGTGTGGGCGCGTCATCCTCTGATCAAGAACGACCTGTCGCTGTTCTTTCAGTACCTAGGAGACAAAGGCGCAGCAGAACTGAACCTGCAGCGCACACATCCAAAAGGCATTCTCAGGATTTCACCATGAGCCAAACCGGTTTTCCTGCCTGGAACGGCAGCCCAAAAGACGCCATGCGCGTTTTTCTGGAGCACTGCATGGAAGTCGGACTGCTGGCTGCGCGAAACGGAATGGAGGTCAGACCCAACGAGCTTGTATCCGGGGTAATCGATCAGCTCGACAAGATCGCTCGCGAGTCCTACCCGTTGTTTCAGGTCATCGAAAATTCAGATCTGGTGCTGCATGCAGAAGGCCCTGGCGCGCAGCATGACTTACCTTGGCTGTCCGCGCTCAACTGGCTGACCAGCACGGCCAACAAGAACATGCGCGGGCTGCTGCGCACCATGATTGACTTGATGGGCGTCGACGGTAAGCGCGTCGCTCGCGAAGCCGATCTGCGCCTGTCCGGCCTTGCGCCAGGTAGCGTGTGGATTGGCCTCAAGCTGATGGTGCCAGACTCCCCCTTGCTGCCCGCAGACATCCAACTGGGCTATCGGCTGTCTGAAGCCGCCGCCCGCCTGCCCATGCTGGCCCGCTTCATCGACGACGAAGGGCTGCGCCCAGGCTTGCGCGAAGCGGAGCCTGATCCCGCCCAGCGCGATGCCGCCATGAGCTCTCTTCTTGCGTTTGCCCCGACCGGCAAGCGCGGCATTCACACGCTGGGCATTTCGTCCCGCGAATACGGCGCCGCCACACTATCGCAACGAGAGCGCGTCGTGCTTCAGGAAGCGCTTCGCCGCCCTGTTGATAGCCGCCTGCGTGCAGGCGTCTTGCAGGGTGAAGTGCGTGAGGCCGACCTGGATAAGACGCGATTCCACCTACGCACAGCTGACGGTATCGTGCGCTGCGTTCATTCTGCACTGCGCGTCGATCAAGCGCGCAGCATGCTGGGGCGCATGCACAGTGTGTCTGGAAAATACGAAACCGATGCGGATGGCCGCCCTCGCTTGATGTACGTCGAGCGCATCGAGCCCATGCCGGAAAGCGCCTCCTTGCTCTAGACGGATGCCGCGGCCGGACCGCAAGCTGCCGCCTGATCTGCTGCCCGTTTAGCGCAGCCCGTATCGTCGGCGCGGTGCGCGGGGCGGTAAAAAAGTACAGATAGGAGGCGCTTATGAACTCTGCGGGGGTGTTTTCCCGGCTATCCAGGGGGGTCGCAGTGTGGTTTGCGGTCGCCAGCCTGTATTCCCCCGCCTTCTGGGTCATATCCAAGTATGGCCTATCCACAGACGAAATCAGCCCCGCACACGGAGTTGCGCTTCTCCTGATGCTGCTCCCTCTATTGGTATTTTTGGAGTTCTCGTCCATGAGTCGAGAGCAGCACCAAGAGCACCTTGAGGAAGAGCGCCAAGCGTTCCGCCAAGGTTATTCAGAAGGGCGAGCAGCGGGGAGACAAGAAAGAATCCGCTGACGATCGCGCCGCGGGGCAGCGCCAGTCGCGGGGAGACTGAGGATTTTCAGGAGGAGGGTAACCATGCGTGCATTCTTGATCTTCACTGCAGCACTTTTCAGCTTCATTGTCACGCCGTCGATGGCTGGAGCTCAACCGGCCTCGATCTCCGAACAGGTGATCCTCGAGCACGGTGGAGGCTGCCGAAAGAGTTCGCCTCCAGGCAAGTGCTGCCACATGGACAACCGCGCGGGCAAAGTTCATTGCCATTGATGCAAGAACGGATAAGCCAGCCTCAGACTCCGCCCGTGATCACGATTCCGCAGCCTACACCGACCAGCTGCGGACGACGGCAGACTTATTACCTGTGAGCGCCGCCAGATCAACCACCATGGCCGCCTGCGGCGACGGCGTGGTGCGCGAGGCGGTGAAGCGGCGCAAGGGAGGCGAGAATTGACCAATGCAGCCAACGGCATCGTGGAGTAGCCCCATGCCGCCCATCAACTTCTCCCGCTCCGGGCGCACCGGCCCGTTCGGCAAGCTCACCGCCGAAATCCCCAAGATCCGCGTCCCGGACGACACCAAGGACGAGCTCGAGCGCCTTGCCCGGGCGGCCGGCATCACCCTCTCCGAATACCTGCGCGACCTCCTGATGGTCCATGCGCACGGCGTGGATGTCGTGCGCGCGCTGTACGAAGAGCGCCTGTCGGCCGTCTCCCGCAACCTGGACGACAACGGAAAGATCGCGGGGTGAGATTGCCCCCCGCTGCGCTGCTGGCGTCTGCCGTGCCGTACCATGACGGCTCCATAACCTGCGGAGTCCATCATGAAACGCATCGCCGCCACGCTCGCCCTGGTTCTCGCCTCCTCGCTCGCCGCCGCGCACTCGGGCGGCACCAATGCGGCCGGCTGCCACACCGACCACCGCACCGGCGCCTATCACTGTCACTGAGGAGCGTCGATGTCCTTGCATGCGAGGCCCGATTCCCGAACGACCCCATCCAAGGTAGCCGAACTCATTGCCTGCACGCGAGCAAGCGCTTCGGCTTCCGATGAAGCCGTTACGACGAACGAAAACAGACGGCCGCCGAACTCATAGGTAAATCCATAATTTTCAAAGGTAATATCATTCATGGCAACGGTCACCTATCCATGCTATTGGCAAAAAAAGGACAACAAAGGTCAGTGGTACTGGATCTACTACGCAAAGAACGGCGAGGAGATTGCTCGGAGTAGCGAGAGCTACGTGAACCGCTCCGACTGCGCCAATTCGATCGCGCTGGTGCAGAACTCCTCGGGCCACAAGATCTACTACACCGAGTAACAAGGAGTCCGAAATGGCCATTGGACACAGGAGGCATTCCCGATGTCTGTCCTTTTTCATGGCAATGGCCACCTATCCGACAAGCCGCCCTTGAGGCGGCTTTTTCACGTATTCGCCTCATGGGCAGAGGCGACAGGGAGGGATGGCGGCATGCCTGCGTGATTCGGCAGCCGCCCCGTTACGGCGGCACATGCTGCCCCCCTCCCCTGCCTCCCGGAGTAGCAGGCTCCGGGTACAACACCGCCGATTACAGATCACCGTAACCGCCGGGCGCCTGGCGGTTGCTTTAACTGGAAAACGCCCCATGTTCAAAGTAACCGTCCAGCTCAGCTTGAGCTACCAGCAGGCCCTGCGCATCATCTGGGTCCTGCTCATGCTCTTGCTGGGTTAGCAACACCCCGGCCCCGAAAGGGGTCGGGCCCATCCACCACGCCTGACGGCGTCATGAATCCTGGTCCTCGTCGCCCCGGCTGATCTGCACCTGGATGCGCACGCACCCGGCAGCCCAGCCAACCCACCCCAGCGCAACGAGCAACACGGCCCCCAGGCCGATCCACCTCAAAACCTCGTCCATTCCGGCTCCAGCCTCGGCCTGCGGCCTCGATCACGTTTCCCCCGGTCGGCCTCCGCCTCCGGGGTGGGGTCATTATTGCACGAAAAATTAGGCATGCCTATTGACGCAACGTTTAGGCGCGCCTAATATCACCCCATCGCCACTCGCTGAGGCGGCCCCGCTCACCGGGCCAAGTCTGGAAAGCCGGTATCTCCGGCAGCGGGCGGCGACACCGCAAACCCACCTGGAGCAGCCATGACCCAGACCGTCAGCGAACAGCTAGCCCTCGAGCGACTGGCCCGCAAGCACGAGCGCCACCTCAAGTTCGCCCGCCACTCGCCGCGAGAGCAGCGCTTCCTGCCCTTCGTTGAGGACAGCCGGATCCCCGAGATTCGGGATGCGGTAATCGGCGCGGTGGCGTTCTTCGGCCTCATCGGTGCGCTGGCGACGATGCCCTGGTGGATGCCGTGATTTTCGATCGATACATGGAGACCTTGCAGGCATGAATGCACCCGAAAAACTCGACCTCGTGTCGATCCGCGCCAGCTCACTGGCTGAGCTTTTCGACTGCCCGGCACGATGGGCCGCCAAGCACATCGATGGAAAGCGCTTACCGCGCTCTGCTGCAGCGCAGCTCGGCACCGCGGTTCACGCCAGCACCGCGGTCTATGACGCCTCGCGCCTCACTGGCGGTCGCCCCGTGACCGCCGATGACGCTGCAGGAGCACTGGTCGATGCCATCCGCCACCCCGAGGAAGACGTCGAATGGGAAGACACCAAGCCGCAAGAGGCCGAACGCATCGGCCTATCGCTGCACGCCCGGTACTGCGCCGAAATCGCGCCGCAGCAGAAGTACCTGGGCGTTGAAGTGGCGTGCGAGCGGCTTGAAATCCCGGACCTTGGCATCGCGCTGACCGGCACCACCGACCGTGTGCGCGAAACCGCCGACGGCCAGATCGGCATCGCGGACCTGAAAACCGGCGGCCGAGCAGTGGGTGCAGACGGCACCGTCACCACCGCAGGCCACGGCCCGCAGATGGGCGTCTATGAGCTGCTGGCCGAGCAGGTCATCGGTCGCGCGATCACCGCCCCGGCGCAGATCGTCGGCTTGAACACCGGCAAGACCGCCGCAGCGCAGCGTGTCGGCACCGGCGAGATCGAAGGCGCCCGCGCCGCGCTCGTCGGCACAGCCGAGCAGCCCGGCATGCTCGAGCACGCCAGCCGAATCATCCACTCGGGCCTGTTCTTCGGCAACAGCAAATCCGTGCTGTGCAGCCCGAAGTTTTGCCCGGCGCATCCGACGTGCCGTTTCAAGGGCTAAGTCATGACGAACGATCACGAGCGCTGGGAACCGGTGGCCGGCTTTGAAGGGCTCTACGACGTCAGTTTCTCCGGCCGCGTTCGCAACGCCCGGAGTCTGCGTGTCCTCAAACCCAAGAGCGCAGGGGCCGGCTATTCACAGGTTTGCCTTGGTGCGGGGAACTACCGGTACGTGCACCGGCTTGTTGCGGATGCCTTCCATCCCAATCCGGACGGACTTCCTCAGGTGAATCACCTCGATGGCGACAAGCGCAACAACGCCGCCGACAACCTCGAATGGTGCAGCCGCTCAGCGAATCTCCGTCACGCCTACAACGCCGGCCTGCTCAAGACGACCGCGTGCATGAACCCACGCAGGGGCGCCGCGCATCACCGCAGCCGCCGGGTCTGCATGCGCAGCGAAGCGGGCCACATCCGGATCACCTACGGGTCGATCTGCGAGGCGTCACGCGAAACAGGAATCAACTTCTCGTCCATCCATGGCGCAGCGCACGGCAAGTTTCAGCAGGCCGGCGGCTGGCACTGGGAATTTGAACCGCAAGGAGAAACACATGAACGCCCCTAATTCCACCAGTCTTTCCGCCCTTCGTGCGCCACAAGAGGCCAGCATGCCGCCGGTGCGCGCTGGCTTCTTCGACCTGCAGAGCTTCGAGCTCATGCAGCGCGTCTCCAAGGCATTTTCCGCGTCGGATCTGGTGCCGCAGCAGTACCGCGGCTCCGACAAGATCGCCAACTGCATGATCGCCATGGACATGGCGCAGCGCATGGGCGCCAACCCGCTCATGGTGATGCAGAACTTGTACATCGTGCATGGCACGCCGAGTTGGTCGAGCAAGTTCCTGATCGCCACGATCAATGCGTCGGGCCGCTACTCGTCGCTGCGCTACGAGTGGAAGGGCGAGCCGGGCAAGCCGGATTTCGGCTGCCGTGCATGGGCTGTTGAGCGCGAGACCGGCGAACGCCTCGACGGCATCTGGGTGACGTGGGAGATGGTGAACGCCGAGGGCTGGAGCAAGAAGAATGGCTCCAAGTGGCTGACCATGCCGGACCAGATGTTCGTCTATCGCGCCGCAGCGTTCTGGCAGCGTGCCTATGCCCCCGAGCTTGGCATGGGCCTGCAGACAGTCGAAGACGTGCACGACGGCCTTGTTCTGGAGCGCCAGGTTGATGGGACGTTCGCCGTCAGCATGGACGATCTGCGCGCACCACCGCCCGCAGCACAGCCCAAGCTGGAAGAGCGTCAGCCCACGACCGTTCCGCAGGCGACCCGCGCCGCCGAACACGTCGATGCCGAGACCGGCGAGATCCGCGAGCCGCAGCAACACCGCCAGGCTGAGCCGCAGTCTGGCCCGGGCTTCGCAGACGCGCACGCTGCGGTGCGCTCGGGTGACTTCGACCTCGCACGAGACATCGCCCGTTCCCTCCCCGAACAGCAGCGCCAGCAGATCGAGGCCGCGATCGCCAACCTGTCACCGGCAGCCGGAGAGAGCGAGAACCCCGCGCCGCAAGCGCAGCCCGCCCGCCGCGGCCGCGGCCAGGGTGGCCTGGGCCTCGAGTAACCGATCAACGGGGCGAAGCCGGCCATCCTCCCCTGCCCGATCTACAGGCCAGCCGAGCCCCGCCTACACCGAGAACACCGTGAGCGACACCGTTCAAGACCACTACACCGAAGACGACTTCGAATCCCTGCTCGACGACGCGGAAAGCAACGCCGCCAACGACTGGGAAGAGGGGTTCGTCGCCGACATGAAGGCGCGCTTTCAGCAGTACGGCAAGCGCATGTACATCAGCGCCGCGCAGCGTTCGCACCTCGAGCGCATCGCGGACGACGAGGGCTGACCCATGATCCGCAACATCGTTGCCTACCCGCTCCCGCGCGGCTGGCCGCACCTCGCTCATGAAACGGCGGCACTGCTATCCCGCCGCGAGTTCCAGGGCTGCGGTGCCCTAGATACTGCTCACGCCGGCTTCGTGCCGCCGCGCGACGACGCTGCGCTGTGCGAAGCCATCGCCGGACGTTATCTGTTCTGCCACCAGCATGAAGAGAAGATCCTGCCCGCCTCCGTCGTCAACGAGTACGTCGAGATCAAGTGCGAGGAGATCGAGCAGCAGCAGGGCTACAAGCTCGGTCGCAAGCAGCGCACGATGGTCAAGGAAGAGGTCGTCACCGAACTTCTGCCGCAGGCCTTTACCAAGAAGCGCCGCACGCTCGCATGGATCAACAGCGAGCGCGGGTGGTTGATCATCGAGGCCACGAGCACCAAGCGTGCTGAGGACGTGCTCGAAGATATGCGCCACGCCCTCGACACCGTGCCTGCAGGGCTACTCAGCACCGAAGTGAATCCTGCTCGCGCGATGCTTCGCTGGCTAGCCGATCAGGAGGCGCCGGATCGCTTCACCATCGACTCGGATTGCGAGCTCGTCTCCTTCGCAGAGGATGAGGGTGTCGTTCGGTACACGAACTGGGATCTCGCCGGCGAAGACATCCAGCACCAGATCTCCATCGGCCGCGCGCCTACCCTGCTCGGGCTGACGTTCGATGATCGCGTCAGCTTCATCATGACGAACCGGCTCGAGCTCAAGCGGATTCTCCTGCTGGACATTGTCACCGCCGGACAAGAAGAGGCGGACGACGCGATCGCCAAGTTCGACGCCGATTTCACTCTGGTCGCCGCCGAGATTGAGGGCGTACTGGAAGCGCTGGTCGACGAGTTGGGCGGGCTGGCGAAAAAGGGTGATCCAGATCTCGTCGACATGGGCAACGGCGGCGCAGAGCCTGGCCGTAGCACTGGTGATCTACGTCGTGAAGTGCGTTCGGCGTTCGAAAAGCTGGCCGAGGGGGTCGCGGCCCATGGCGGCAGCATGACGATCAGCACCGGAGACGACCAGGTCATCGTTGGCGTGGGCAACGACCTCGACCCGCTATACCACGACGCAAAACGCATCGTGATCGAACAGGGCCGCCCCTCCATCTCCCTGGTCCAGCGCCACCTGCGCATCGGCTACAACCGCGCCGCGCGCCTCATCGAGCAGATGGAGACCGACGGCCTCGTCTCCGCGATGCGGGCCGACGGCACTCGTGAGGTGCTCGCAGCATGAAACTCCACTCCATCCACGCCGACGGCTTCCTCGGCGCGCGCACGATCGACCTGCCGCTCATCGAGCCGATCACTCTGGTCGCCGGCCAGAACGGTGCCGGCAAGAGCAGCCTTAAGGACGCCATCAGCTTTGCCCTGGTCGCCGACCTGTGCCGCGTCAGTAAGAAAGGCGACGCCGAAACCCTCATCAGCGAGGGGGCCTCCGCCGCCCGGGTGTTCGTCCAGACCGACACCAGCGATTTCGAAGTGCACATCAGCAAGGCCGGCAAAATCACCGATCACGCCTCCGGCCGTGAGCCGCACGCGGCCCTGCCCTTCGTCCTGGACCCTGCCCGCTTCGCGCAGCTCGCCGAGGCCGACCGCCGCATCATGCTCTTCGGCCTGCTGGGTATCGAGACAAGCCACAAGGCCATCGGCGAGCGCATGACCCGGCGCGGCCTGAGCGCGGAGAAGATCGCCGCGGTGCTCCCGCTGCTGCGCGCCGGCTTTTCCGCCGGCGAGAAGCACGCCAAGGAACTGGCATCCCAGGCCCGCGGCGCGTGGAAGGCGGTCACCGGCGAACCCTACGGCGACAAGAAGGCCGAAGGCTGGGAGCCGCCGCCGGTCGCAGCGCTGGCAGGGGACCCCTCCGCTCTGGCTGAGAACGCGGAAGCACGTGCGCACGAGTTCGCTCAGCAGGTTTCCGATCTGCAGCAGGATCTCGGCGCCGCTCGCGCAACGCGGGAGGCGGCTCAGCAGCGCGCGGTCCGTATCGAGCGTCTGCGTGATCAAGCCGGCATGGTCGAGCGCATCAAGAGCCGGCTGGCTACCGCCGAGGAAAACATTTCCCACTGCAAGGCGCAGCTCACCGCCGCCGGCAGCGAAGATCCGAAGGCGCCGGGCAGCTACCTGCTGCGCGGTATGGCGAGCACCCTTGGCGAGTTCGTCGAGATCGCAGACGACGCGGGAATCGACGCCAGCCTCACCAACCGCGCACGCACCCACCTCGCCGAGTACCGCAAGCTGCACGGCGACCCCAACGCTAAGCCCGCCGATCCGGCACGCCTGGCGGAGATTCGCCATGCCCTCCAGACGGCCGAGTCTGGCGCGGCGAACGCCCGCAGGGATCTCGCTGCCGCCGAAGCCGCCGGTGCTGAGCTTGAAGATCTCGAAAAAGCCGCGCAGGCCGAGACCCCGAAGACCGGCGACATCGAGACTCGACTAGCCGATGCCCAGCGCCGCCTCGCGGACTGGCAGACGGACGCCCGCAAATACCGCGACGCTACCGGCGCCGCAGAGCGTCGCACGCAGCAGATCGCCAGCGCTGCAGCGCATCACGCCGACGTGCAGCAGTGGTCCGCGATCGCCGATGCGCTGAGCCCGAACGGGATCCAGGCTGAAATGATCGCCGAGGCGCTCGGTCCGCTGAACGCGCGCCTTGCCGAACATGCTGCACTCGCGCAGTGGCAGCCGCCGCGCATCGGAGCCGACATGGCCATCACCGTCGGCGGCCGGCTCTACCCGCTGTTGTCGGAGAGCGAGCGCTGGCGCGCCGACGCGCTGCTCGCGGTAACGATCGCCCAACTGTCCGGCCTTCGGCTGGTCGTGCTCGACCGCCTGGACGTACTCGACACCGCCGGTCGAGAAGACGCGCTGTTCTGGCTCTCCGATGTGGCCGAGACCGGGCAGATCGACACCGCAATCATTCTCGCCACGCTGAAGGCCGCGCCCCCGGCCAAGGCCTTGCCGCCGCACATCGCAAGCCACTGGATCGAGCACGGAACCCTGATCGCCACCCACACCAACCAGCAAGACCTGGAGGCAGCATGAAGCCCATCCTCTTCTACGACACCGAGACAACCGGCCTGCCCGACTTCAAGGCCCCGTCCGAAGCGCCTCACCAACCCCACATCGTCCAGCTCGCCGCCCTGCTGGTCGATCCCGATTCACGCCAGACCATCGCCAGCATGGACGTGATCGTGCGCCCCGATGGCTGGACGATTCCCGCCGAAGTCGCGGAGGTGCACGGCATCACGACCGAGCGCGCAATCACCGTCGGCGTGTCCGAAAGCACTGCGCTCGGGCTGTTCCTTGACCTGTGGCACGCCGCCGATTTTCGCGTCGGGCACAACGAGAGCTTCGATGCCAGAATCGTCCGCATCGCCCAACACCGCTTCGAATGCGGCGAACTCGACGTCTGGAAGGAAGGCCGCGCCGAGTGCACCGCCCGCCTGGCCACGTCGATCTGCGCAATCCCGCCCACCGATCGCATGCGCGCCGCCGGTCGATTCCATCACAAAACCCCGAACCTCGTGGAAGCCTACCGCCACTTCACCGGTCGCGACCTGGATAACGCTCACAGCGCAATGGCCGATGTGCAGGCCTGCCGCGACGTCTACTTCGCAATCCAAGACAAAAGGAACGCAGAAGCCAGCGAGGGGACCGCATCGTGAAAGCCCGCGACAACCTCCCTCTGCGCGACCAGATCGTCGCCTTCTTGAAGGCTCGCAACGAGGCCACGCTCAAGCAGATCACCGCGTCGACCACCGAGCGCGACTTCCCGTCGCGCGTAACGGGCGAACTGAACAAGATGCGGACCGACGCCCTGGTCGAGTGCGAAAAGAAGAAGGGCAAAAACGAGCTGTGGTACTGGCTCGCCGCGCCCGCCAATGCGGTGATGCAAGACGCCCAGCCGGCGGTGGCGAAAAACACCGGCAGCAGCGCATTGGACCCTCTGTCTCCCTCCGAGGGCGCTGCCGTCCAACCAAAGCCTGCGCCGGTCGCTGTCGCCTCTACTTCGACGGCGCCGGCTGCGGTTCTGCTCGGCGTGCTCGCCGACATCCGCGCCGCAATCGGCGACAGCGGGCAGATCATGCTCGGCGGGCTGGCCGAGCACATCCGCGCCATCCACGACCTCGGCGAGGCGCACAGGCGGGCATGCATTCTGTGGGAGCGGTCGATGATGGACGCCGTCGGCGAGGACGGCGTCGGCGATGTCGTTACGGCAATCGGCAAGCTGAAGGATGACCTGCGCGACGCGCACCTGGAGCTCGCCGTGATCCGCGAGTTGCTCGCCGAGCGCATCGGCGGCGAGATCGACCCGAGCGACATGAGCGAGAGCGAAATCGCCCGCGCCGCGGCGCAGGTGATCGACCGGCACGACGACGAGCTTGTCGAGCAGGCGAAGACGATCATTGACCTGCACGGCCAGCTCGACACCATTGCCGCAGCGCTCCCCGACGCGCGCTACATGGACCCGCCTGACGGCGGCAGCGTGACGCTTGCCGAGCAGGTCGCGCGCATGCGTGCCGACCTCGCGAACGCCGCCGCCCTGAACACGAAGCTCGAGCACCTCCTCGGCGTCGAGCGCACCGCGAACGAGGCCCTGCGCGAGCAGATCGACCACATCACGCACGGCGGCGAGCCGGAGATCGACGGGACCCTCATCGACGGCTACGCCGTGGTTGTGCCGAAGCGGCCGATGCGCCGTTTCACGGGGCACGACAGCGCCGTGGCCGCGGCGATGGCGGCCGCACGCAACGGCAGCGGGCGCGGCGACGTCTTCGCGCTGGTGCCGGTCGGCCGCGCCGTGCGCGGCGCTGAATGGAAGGGGGCGGGCAGATGAACCGCGACCAGATCGAAACCGGCGGGCCGGCATTCCCGATGCAGGAACCCCAAGCGATCCACGCCTACGCCGTCGCAGCGGTCGAAGGGATTACGGACCCGGACGAGCGTGATCGCGCGTATCTCAAGGCGCGCGGCGAGGCGGTCGGCGGGATGAGTCTGCGCGACTACTTCGCAGCGAAGGCGATGCAGGGGTTTGCAGCAGACTCCGATACCGCATGGGGTGATGGTGTAAATGGGGTCGCCCGAACTGCATATGAATGGGCGGACGCCATGCTGCGAGCACGGAGGGCGTGATGAAAGAACGCCCGGTTCTGTTCTCGGCACCAATGGTGCGCGCGATTCTCGAAGGACGGAAGACGCAGACGCGCCGGGCCGTGAAGATCACGAACCGCACGCCTGGCCTGGCCGCCTGCCTGCAGCCGGCTGACCCGGCATGGGTGAGGAAGAAGACCGCCGCCGAACTGTGCCCCTACGGCCAGCCCGGCGACCGGCTGTGGGTGCGCGAGGCGTGGGCAGAAGGTTGGACATATGGGGGTGCGAGGCGCTGCGTCTTCTACCGTGCGACATTGGATGGTCTGCAGGGCGATGCGGAGACGGGCATCAACCACGACCCGAAGCTCGGCGCATCTCCACCGAACATCATTCGGTGGCGTCCATCCATCCACATGCCCCGCTGGGCCTCGCGCATCCTCCTGGAAGTGACTACCGTTCGCGTCGAGCGGCTGCAGGATATCAGCGAGGCCGACGCAATCGCGGAGGGCATCCTCGAACAGCGCAGTCAGACTGACGCAGGATGGGTCGATTACTGGCCTAGCGAGGATGGCGAGCCGTTCGCGCGCGCCTCGGAGGCATACCGCGCCCTGTGGGAGTCGATCAACGGCCCCAGTTCGTGGACGGCAAACCCGTGGGTGTGGGTCATCACGTTCAGGAGGATCGAGCAATGAACCGCCGCCGCCTCCGCGCCCGCCCCACCATCGCCGACATGGCCAAGGCCTTCGGCTGCGTCGACGCCATGCTCGACAAGCTTTCGCAGGGCTGGATCCACGAGATCCAGGGGCAGCCGGTGTTCAAGAACCCCGCCGACGAAACCTGGTACGACATCCCCGCCGCGCTCGCCGGCTGGATCGATCTGTGGCAGCGCATCGCGACGAAGCGCTCGCTCGACATCGACCTGAAGCCGCTCGCCAAGCTCGCCGCGAAGCTGAACCACGGCGTGCCGCTGCAGCCCGCCGAGGTCGCCGCCTGCATCGAGATCGTCACGGCCTGCAAGCGCGCCTACCGGCGGATGGACGTCTATGAGATCGGCAGCCTCGTGCGGACGCAGCTGATCGCGAACGAGGTCGAACTGCACGGGCTGACGGGGGTGGAGGCATGAAGCGCGACGCCTTCACACTGCCCCTGCTCGCCGAGGAGCTGATCATCGACAACTTCGCCGGCGGCGGCGGGACCTCGACCGGCCTCGAAGCCGCCTTCGGCCGCCCCGTCGATATTGCGATCAACCACGACCCGGAAGCGCTCGCGATGCATGCGGCGAACCACCCGCACACGCGGCACCTGTGCGAATCGGTGTGGGACGTCGATCCGCGCGAGATCAAGGGGCCGGTCGGCCTGGTGTGGCTGTCGCCGGACTGCAAGCACTTCAGCAAGGCGAAGGGCGGCAAGCCCGTCGAGAAGAAGATCCGCGGCCTCGCATGGGTCGCGCTGCGCTGGGCGGCGGTGAAGCGCCCGCGGGTGATCATGCTCGAGAACGTCGAGGAGTTCATCACCTGGGGCCCGCTCATCGAGCATCCGGACGGCACGATGCGGCCCTGCCCGCGGCGCAAGGGCCGCGAGTTCGGCGCCTTCACGAACGCGCTTCGCCGGCAAGGCTACTCGGTCGATTGGCGCGAGCTGCGCGCCTGCGACTACGGCGCGCCGACGATCCGCAAGCGCTTCTTCCTGATCGCGCGCCGCGACGGGCTGCCGATCCGCTGGCCCGAGCCGACGCACGGCCACCCGGCGAGCCGCGAGGTCCTCGCCGGCCACCGCAAGCCGTGGCGCACGGCTGCCGAGTGCATCGACTGGACTCTACCCTGCCCGTCGATCTTTGAGCGCAAGCGCCCGCTTGCTGATGCCACGCTGCGCCGGATCGCGAAGGGGGTGATGCGGTACGTGGTGGAGGCTGTGGAGCCGTTCATCGTCGGACTCGCTCACGGCGAGTTCAGCGAGCGAGCCGGCAGCCGTACCCATGCACTGCACGACCCGATGCGCACGATCCACGCAGGCGGCGGAAATTTCGCACTGGTCGCCCCGGTGCTGACCGAGTGCGCGAACGCCTCCTCCCCGCGCAGCATGCCGATCGATGAACCTCTGCGGACGATCTGCGCCGAGACGAAGGGCGGGCATCACGCCCTCGTCGCCGCCTTCATGGCGAAACACTACGGCGGCGTGGTCGGCCACGAACTGCACGGCGAGCCGCTTCATACCGTCACGAGTCAGGACCACAACGCACTCGTCGCCTCGCACCTGGTGAAGCTGCGGAACAACGGCGTTGGCAGCGATCACCGTGAGCCGCTTCACACCATCACCGGCGGCGGCGAGCACTTCGGCGAGGTCCGCGCCTTCCTCGTGAAGTATTACGGCACCGATCAGGACCCGCGCCTCGAGGAACCGCTCCACACGGTGACCACGAAGGACCGCTACGGCCTGGTCACCGTCGCCGGCGAGCAGTACCAGATCGCCGACATCGGCATGCGGATGCTCGCCCCGCGCGAACTCTTCCGGGCGCAAGGCTTCCCCGAGCACTACATCATCGGCGACGACCCGGCGCAGGGCCTGTGCCTGACGAAGTCGGCGCAGGTACGCATGTGCGGGAACTCCGTCTGCCCGCCGGTCGCGCAGGCGCTGGTGACGGCGAATTTCGAGCACGAGAAGGCGTGGAGGGTTCAGGCATGACCAACATCGTCTATCGCATCCAAGATGCCGATGGCCGCGGCCCTTGGAAACTCGGATTCTCGCGGCACTGGGTCGAGGATCGCGACGACCATGACCTGTTGATCCCGTGGTACCGGGAATTCGGCCGCGTCGATCAGCGCGCCATTGTCGGCATGCACATCGGCTGCGGCTGTCGCACCGAAGAGCAGCTTCGGCGGTGGTTCACGCCCACCGAGTACGCGCGCCTCGTGGAGTTCGGCTATCGCGCCGTGCAGATGGAAGTCGGCCGCATTCTGGCCGAATCGAACATCCAGTGCGTGTTCGAGCGGGTGAGGCCGCTACGATGGGATGTCGAGCCGTTCGCGCTGTACGAGATCGGCGTGAAGGGAGTGACGGCATGACCCGCGACCTCTCCCTCTTCGAAGGCGGCGCCCGCCTGCAGATGACGGAATCGATCGAGCTGACGATCCAGTCGATGCGGGCCCACGGCCCGCGGCACGATCACTGGGTGTTCGCATGGTCCGGCGGCAAGGACTCGACCGCGACGCTCACCCTGATCCTCTACCTCATTGCCGCCGGCAAGATCGCGGCGCCGAGGCGCATCACCGTGCTGTACGCCGACACCAGGCAGGAACTGCCGCCGCTGGCCATTGCTGCGCAGGAGATCATGGACTGCCTCGCCGAGCGCGGCGTCGCGTACCGCATCGTCCGCGCGCCGCTCGACAAACGATTCCTGCCCTACATCCTCGGCCGCGGCGTTCCGCCTCCGAACAACAACACGCTTCGGTGGTGCACGCGCCAGATCAAGGTCGATCCGATGACGGCCGCGATCGCCGAGACCCTCGCTGACGGTACCGCACTGGTGATCACCGGCGTGCGCCAGGGCGAGAGCGCGATCCGCGACCGCCGCATCGAGATGAGCTGCAGCAAGGACGGCGCAGAGTGCGGCCAGGGCTGGTATCAGCAGGTCCTGCCGGAGTCGAAGGGCGTGCGCGGCCGCATCGCCACCCTCGCGCCGATCCTGCACTGGCGCGTCTGCCACGTCTGGGAATGGCTGCGGCACTGGGCCCCAACTGCGGAGTTCGGCGAGTGGCCGACCGAGGTCATCGCCGACGCCTACGGCGGCGACGAGGCCGAGGAGATCAACGCCCGCACCGGCTGCGTCGGCTGCCCGCTTGCGCAGGAGGAGAAGGCGCTCGAGGCGATCCTCGCCATGCCGCGCTGGCAGTGGCTGGCACCGCTGCGTCGCCTGAAGCCGATCTACCGGGAACTGCGCGAGCCGAGGAACCGGTTGCGCAAATCCGGCGCCGAGACGCGCAAGGACGGCTCGCTCGCTGCCAACCCGCAGCGCATGGGCCCGCTCACCTTCGAGGCGCGCGAATGGGCGCTCGCCGAGATCCTGAGCATCCAGGCCGAATGCAACGCCGCACGGCCTACGCGCGTGCCGGCGCTGTCGCTGATCGACGGCGAGGAAGAAGCCCGCATCCGCGAGCTGATCGCCGCTGGCACCTGGCCAGACGGATGGAGCGGCGATGAGCCGCATGCGGACGAGTTCCTCGGCGTGACCGTGTATGCGAACGGTGCCGAGCAGCACGATCTATTCGGACTTGAGGAAACAGCATGACCACAAAACCCCTCACCGCAATCAAGCCGATCTACGTCGACCTCCCGACCGTTGCCGAGATCGTCGCGCTGTCGGTCACGACGGTGCAGGAACTCGTCAGGCAGGGGCAATTCCCGGCCCCGCGCCAGACATCCGGCCGCCGCGTCGCCTGGCTGGTGCGCGAGGTCGAGGAATGGGCGGAGAGCCGGCCGACCTCGAGTCTGTTGCCGCCGCCGAATACGGGGGCGAAGAAGCCGCGGAAGCAGGTTGCGGCGTAACGACCGAAATGAGCGGACCTGAGCCGCTTTTGGCGAAGGTCCGCTCGATGAACTAGTTCGACGGCACGAATACCGGAGAGGATGAAACGATGAGCACTGAACTGGACCTCGACGATGTGGCATCGCAGAGCAACAAGGCGGTCGCGGAACTGGCTGCGCTGCGCACGGAACTCGCGATCCTGCGGGGTCAGATTGCGACTGCGCCTCGCGGCATTTCTGCGGAGGCGGATTTCGAGCGAATGACGTGGACATTTGAGATTGAGCAGGGATGCCGGGTCGGTGGCGGCACCTACGCGCTGGTGTGCCTGCCGTCGAACGACCAAGGCAAGCGGACCGAACGAAGCGCAGCGAAGTGAGTGTCCGCCTTGGGCACCGAGTTGCCCGACGGCCAATCAGAACGAGGACAGTCAAATGGATAAACCACACCGGGCCGTGAGGCTCACCCTGAAGATGGAGGCGGACTCTCCGCACGAACTGGCTACCGCACTGATGAACTTTGCCGTGCAGATCGAGCGCGGCGAGGTTTCGAAAGGCGTCAGCGGAGGGTGCAGCAGCGGCGCGATTTACGAACTGCTGCACGCGCCGGAGCAGACGCACGAAGCATATTTCGAGCAGGTGCGCGAGTACCTGGCGAGCAAGTCGGGCAACGCAGAGCTGAAAGGCGCCTGCACGAAAGAGCAACAGGACCAGTGACGCCGGCTGTTCAGGCGTCCTTTCGAGCGCCGGGTTAGCCGGCACAGTAACCACGGAGAATGGCATGGCACTGCAATGCACAACGATGCAACAAGAGGACGCGCTGGCCGCTGTGATTGGCGAGCGTTCTTTCCAAGACCAGAAGTGGGGAACCATCACCGAGCACCCGCACGAGGTTGGTTCCTGGCTCACGATCATGCGGCAACTGCTGAACGATGCCGAGCGGGCCTACATGAGCCAACGCGGCGACATTGGCGCCCTGGACGAACTGCGCAAGGTCGTAGCGGTCGGCGTGGCCTGCATGGAGCAGCACGGCGTTCCGTCCCGCTTGCGCAAGGAGCCCGCCATCAACCTGGACGGCTACCGCGAGGCGGGCAGCGCCCTGGCTGGGTGACGGCTAACTCCAATTAACAGAGAGAAATCGTCGGTTGGCGTTCCACGATCACCCGGAAACCCTTGCCATGACTGAAACCATCGAACAAACCGCGACAGTCGCCACGGCGCAGCAGCCGCGCCTGATGGATCGGGTACGGGCGGCGCTCCGGGTTGCGCACTACGCGCTGAGCACGGAGCGCACGTACTGTCACTGGATCAAGCGCTACATCCTGCACCACAACAAGCGCCACCCGCTCGACCGGATCTCCTGACGTTACCTTCGAGCCAGCCCCTCCAGGTGCGCATCCAGACGTCGGAGCCACTCCACCCGCTGATCGTCGTAGGAATGCAGGTTGTACGTCCCGACGATCCCCGGCTGCATGTGCCCGATGACCGCCTCGCCGACCTCGTTCGGGCAACCGATCGACGCGAGCAGCGTGCGCGCTGTCCGGCGCAGATCGTGCGGCGCCCAGTGCGTCACCGGCAACCGCGGCCTCGGCTCATCCGGCCTCGTGCGGCTGTAGGGCTGGTGGTGATAGACGGCGACCTGCACCGTCTTCTGCTCGACAGGCTTCACGACCTTCGTCTTCGCCGGGAACAGATAGCCAGCCCCGTACAGATCCTTCCGGCGTAGCACGACCGTGCGCGCGCGCCCGAAGAGCGGTACGCGCAGGTCCGTGGCGTTCTCGTGGCGGGCGTTCTTCGTCTTCTCCTTCGGGCACTGCCACCACAGAATGCCGTCCGCCTCCTCGCGCACTTCGCTGCCGGACATGCCGCAGATCTCCGCGCCGCGCGTCGCCGTCCAGAGGTAGAGCGTCAGCACGTCCTCGACGAGCGAGGAGAAGTTCGGCAGCCATCGGATGACCTCGCCTGTCTCGTCGGCCGTCAGTACGCGCTTCGACGTGCCGACGTGCTGGCCGCCAATCTTCTTCCCCTTGCTCTTGATCTTGCCTCTCAAGATAAGTCGCCACCAGTTCGGCGATGTGTCCGGCAGCCTCCCCGAGTCGATCGCGTAGTCCCACGCCGCGCCCAGTTCCGAGCGGAGGTTCTGCGCCTGCACCGGGGCACGCTCAGCGATGGACCGGATGAGGTCAAAGGCCTGGCTGCGGGTGAGCGTTGCTGCAGGGAGGGAGGCGGTTGCGCCGAGGTCCAGATCGAACATGCGCCGGACCTCGGCTGCGCCCTTCCGTTGCCGGGTGATGCGGATGTGTCCGGCGTAGTAGTCGTTGCACACGTCGAGCACGGTATAGGCGGCGGTCATGGCCTGCCGGCGCTTCGCCTCGACCTGCCGGCGCTTCTCTGCCCGCGCTTCCTTCGCAGCAAGCGCGGGATCTTCCCCGGCCTCGCGCGCCCTGCGCAGCCCATCCCACGCCGCGACAGCCAGATGCACCGACATCGCCGGCCACTCGCCGAGCTTCGTCTGTCGCATGCGCCCGTCGATCGGGCTCTTGTAGCGGTACGTCCACGCGCGGCCGCTCTCCGTGGCGACGATCCGAAGACCGGGGAATTCAGGGCTGGTAAGATGCTCGCCCGCAGGCAGGAGCTTGATGGTGCGTGCGTCGAAGGTCATCCTGGCGTAACTTCGGCTATGACGTTACCGTCCCGGCGTAACTTCGGATTTGGGATGCCGGCGTAAGATCGGTTTCTGGATGGCCAAAAGCTACGCCAATCTGCCAAGTGTTGGCAAGTTTTGACGTGTGCAGGCGTTACTACCGGTAAAACTGCAGGCCGCTCGGATTCACATACGAAACAACGGATTAGGCTGCAAATTGACGGTAAAACAGGACGTTACGGACGAGGGCATCGCGAGTCACACGCCAGTGATGCAGCAGTACCTGCGGCTCAAGGCGCAGCATCCTTCCACGCTGCTCTTCTACCGCATGGGCGATTTCTACGAGCTCTTCTTCGAGGACGCGGAAAAAGCTGCGCGCCTCCTCGACATCACCCTGACCACCCGCGGCCAGTCCGGCGGCAGGCCGATCCGGATGGCGGGCGTGCCCTTCCACGCCGTCGAGCAGTACCTCGCCCGCCTGGTGAAGCTGGGCGAATCGGTGGTGATCGCCGAGCAGGTCGGCGAGCCGGGCGCGACCAAGGGGCCGATGGAGCGCGCGGTGAGCCGCATCGTCACCCCCGGTACGCTGACCGACGCCGCGCTGCTCGACGACCGCCGCGACGCCCTCCTGCTGGCGGCCAGCGTGCACCGCGGCGTGCTCGGCCTGGCCTGGCTCAACCTCGCCAACGGCGACTTGCGCCTCATGCAGTGCGCGGCCGAGAACCTGCAGGCCCAGTTCGAGCGCCTGCGCCCGGCCGAAGTCCTCGTTCCGGACGGCCTTGCGCTGCCGCTGCTCGAGCGCCTCGTGCCGGCACTGCGGCGCCTGGCCGACTGGCAGTTCGACCCCCAGACCGGCCTCCGCCTGTTGACCACGCACTTCGGCACCCGCGACCTCGCCGGTTTCGGCGTTGCCGAGACCGGCGCGGACGGCCTGCCGCTGGCGCTCGGTGCGGCGGCGGCGCTGTACGACTACGCCCAGGCCACCCAGCGCCAGACCCTGGCCCACGTCACCGGCCTCACCGTCGAACGCGAATCCGAATACCTGCGCCTGGACGCCGCGACCCGGCGCAATCTCGAACTGACCGAGACCCTGCGCGGCGAACCTGCCCCCACCCTGCTGTCGCTGCTCGACGGCTGCGTCACCAGCATGGGCTCGCGCTGGCTGCGCCATGCGCTGCACCACCCGCTGCGCGAGCGCGCCATCCCCGCCGCACGCCAGGCCGCAGTCGCGGAGCTGGTCGGCGAAACCACCGACTACGGCATCGACAGCCGCGACGGCCGCCTGGCCGCAGCGGTGCGCACAACGCTGCGCGGCGTCGCCGACGTGGACCGCATCACCGCCCGCATCGCGCTGCGCAGCGCGCGCCCGCGCGACCTCTCGGCGCTGCGCGAAAGCCTCGCCCGCCTGCCCGCGCTGGGTGAGGCCTTGTCGGCGTGCGGCGCGGCGCTGCTGGTCGAGCTGCGCGCTGCGCTGGAGATCGCCCCCGACCCTCTGGCCCTGCTGCAGCGCGCGATCGCCGCCGAGCCCGCCGCCATGGTGCGCGACGGCGGCGTGATCGGACCCGGCTTCGACCCCGAACTCGACGAACTGCGCGCGATCCAGAGCAATTGCGGCGAATTCCTCCTCGCCCTTGAAGCGCGCGAGCGCGCGCGCAGCGGCATCGCCAACCTCAAAGTGGAGTTCAACCGCGTCCATGGCTTCTATATCGAAGTCAGCCGCGCCAACGCCGACAAGGTGCCCGACGACTACCGCCGCCGCCAGACGCTGAAGAACGCCGAACGCTATATCACCCCGGAACTGAAAGCCTTCGAAGACAAGGCCTTGTCGGCGCAGGAGCGCGCCCTGGCACGCGAGAAACTGCTCTACGACCAGATCCTCGATGCCCTCGCCGGCCACATTCCGGCACTGCAGCGCATCGCCCGCGCGCTGGCGACGGTAGACGCGCTCGCCGCCTTCGCCGACGCTGCGCTGCGCAACGGCTACGTGCAGCCGCGCTTCATCGACACCCCCGGCGTGCACATCACCGGCGGCCGCCACCCGGTGGTCGAACGCCAGGTGGAAAACTTCATCCACAACGACGCCCGCCTCGCCCCCACCCGCCGCATGCTGATGATCACCGGCCCCAACATGGGCGGCAAATCGACCTTCATGCGCCAGGTCGCGCTGATCTGCCTGCTCGCCCACGTCGGCAGCTTCGTCCCGGCCGAGGCTGCCGAGCTCGGCCCGCTCGACGCGATCTTCACCCGCATCGGCGCCTCCGACGACCTCGCCTCCGGGCGCTCGACCTTCATGGTCGAAATGACCGAAGCCGCCGCCATCCTGCACGGCGCCACCGCCCACAGCCTGGTGCTGATGGACGAGATCGGGCGCGGGACCTCCACCTTCGACGGTCTCGCGCTGGCCTTCGCCATCGCCCGCCACTTGCTGGAAAAAAACCGCAGCCTGACCCTGTTCGCCACCCATTATTTCGAACTCACCCGGCTCGCCGCCGACTACCCGGAGTGCGCCAACGTGCATCTGGACGCGGTCGAGCACGGCCACCGCATCGTCTTCCTGCATGCGCTGGAGGAAGGCCCGGCGAGCCAGAGTTACGGCATCGAGGTCGCCGCGCTCGCCGGCATTCCGGCAGGCGTGATCCGCGACGCCAAGCGGCGGCTGCGCGCGCTGGAGAACCGCGAGATCGACGCCGGCCCGCAGGCCGACCTGTTCGCCGCCCTGCCCGAGCCCGAGGACGAACCCCTGTCGCACCCGGTATTGACCGAACTGGCCGCGCTCGACCCCGACACCCTCAGCCCGCGTGAGGCGCTCGAGCACCTCTACGCCCTGAAGCGTCTGGCCGACGCCTGA